CTACGGACCCCCGACGCCCGCCGCATCGAGCACGGACGCCGAGCCCTTTCGCGGCGCGCCCTTGAGCGATGCGACCGCCGTGGCCACGGGACCGTCGCCCAAGGGAGCCACATGCTCGGTGTTCGCCACGAACGGCTTGGCCGCCTCGGTGTTCGCAGGCTCGATGCCCGCGGCCTCCAACATTGCGACCAACGCCTCCCGCGCCCACGACCCCAAACCCGTCGACCCGACGATCGGCATGGAATCCAGCAAGTCCTCCACTCCGGAACATAGCCCCTCCGTTCCCGTCGAATACGCCTTCACCAGCGACGACCACAAAGACAGAATCGCGGGTCCCGCATCGGAAAGCGGCGGTCCTATTTCATCGGCCACGCCGTCGAGCAACGACGAAAGCACGTCTTCCTCGGCGTCTTCGCCCAGCACGCTCGCCGAAACCGCCGCATAGGCCCCCTCATCGGACGCCTCGGACAGAAAAGGCGTCGGCGCCGATTCCTCGACGCTCAACGACAGCGCCGCCAGCGCGCCGTAGCGTCCGGGAGGATACGCCTCGATCCTGCAGCCGCCCAAATCGCCGATCGCATCGCGTATCCGGTCGAACACGCCATCCACCGCGTCTTTCGCGCTCGACTCGGCGGGAAGGGCGCGCTCCATCGCCTCGACGTATTCCCGCGCGGCTTCGGCGACTTTCCGATAGTGGTATTCGAAACCGTTCTCGATCGCCGACGACGCGGCGGCCACCTTGCCGAGCGACGCCGCATCGAAGCCGCACGTCGCACACACTCCGTATGCCCCCGCATCCTGCTGGGCGAGAGAGCCGCGCCCTTCGATGCCCGAAGCGGCGCCCGGACACCCGTCCCACGCATGCAGGCATCCGCCCGCCGCAGGATAGACAGCCTCGGTGTAGAGCTCGGTCTCTTTCATCTCCGCCGTGTTCTTCGGAAGAAGCGGAAAACGGATATCGGGAACCGACGCCCCGTCGTCGGCAGCCCTTCCCTTCACCACCTCGTCGGCGGCGAATTCGTAGAATCGCTTGCGCAACGCGCTGCGGGCCTGTTCCTCGACGCTGCCGTCGGCGGGGGCTTCGGTTGCGGCGCGATGCGGGTAATACGCCTGCGCGCGCTCGAGCGCCACCTTGAACGACCACGCGTTCACGCTGTGATAGAGCGGATTTTCGGAAGGCGGAAGGCCCGCCACCGTATCGGCGCGTTCGTACATGCAATACCCGGGAGCATTGCCGCAATCGTGATCGAAGCCTTTCTCGAGCGCAGCCTGGGCATCGCTTCGCGCCTGCTCGGATTCCTGCGCCGCAGCGGCGATGCCCTCGCTCGCATCGAGCGCCGCATCGGCCGCGCCTGCGGCGGACGACTCACCCACCTCGAGAGGCTCGCCCGTCTGCGGGACCAACTCGACAAGGCCGACCGCGCGCGCCCCGAGCGAATCCGCGTTCTCCTGCATGACGGCCTGCGCATGAACCTGAGCCGCTGCCGGCAAGGCGTCTTGGGCGGCGGAAAGCAGTTCCTTCGCCGTGCGCGCCATTTCGTCGCGCTTTTCGAGAATGCGCTTTCCCGTTCCTATCAACGCCTTGCCCGAAGCCGCCGTCGGCGGCGCGCAGCAGCATGCCGTTCCCACGCCGACCAGCGACAATCCCGTCAACGACATGCTCAGCAACGCCGAGTCGGCCATACGGACCGCTATGACGAATTCGGCCACTTCGTTTTGAGCCGCCAACGCCGCGGCATCGGCCGTCGCCTGCACGCCCGCCGCGCGTGACTGGTTGCGAACCGTCCAGACGCACGCGAACGCAAGGGCGCAGGCCGTCAGAAGGGCCACCGCCGTGCCGAACGTCGTGAATCCGTCGCGACGCGCGAATCCGTCCGTCACGAAACGCCGCTTCTTTTCAGCAGGTCCGTCGCCCATAACGCCCCCTTCCGCAATCAGACCTTCTCGTCCCAACGTCGTATCCACGCCTCGGGGTCGCATCCGCGCTCCGAATTCGAAAGCCATGCGTCTTTCGTTTCGGCGACGCACGACGCCTCTTGGCGATACAGCCCGCGGCCGTCGAGCATGCCCGCGAAACCCATGGCCGCGCCCAGCAACGGAAGGGGCTTGAGCGAATGCCCGATCGACACCGATACCGTTTCGTCGGCCTGCGTTCCCGCGAATTCGACGGTCCATTCCCCTGCATGGAACGCGTCGATGGCGGGCACGGCTTCAAGACGGCGCTCGATATACGCTCGCACCTCGACATCGCTTTGCGACCCCCTCGTCTCGAGCAGGCGGCACCCCTGCGAAGCCGCCGCCTCCATGACTGCCCTGTCGTAGAGCACGATCGCCGGCTGCAGCAGCACCAAGAACAACATCAGCAGGACGGGAGCCAGAAACGCCGCCTCGACGCTCGCCTGGCCCGGCGAAGGCGCGCACGCCGCCGTCGCCTGTCGGCGCAGAGGCGCGCAGGAGCCGCCTGCGCCCCTTTTCCTAGAACAGCACAAGGTCGGACACTCCCCTCATGAGCCTATGCGTCAACGACTCCGTCGCATACGCGGCGAACCCGCCTTCGGAAAGAAACCGCCACAGCGCGCCGAGGGCGATGACCACCGCTATGAACGCAGCGGTGACCAGCGCATATTCGACCGTTCCTTGGCCCTTCGCCGCGCAAGGGCGCCCTGGATGCCCGCACGGAACCGCGTTACAGCCCGTTGATTCCGTTCGCGATCGCATTCCACAGCTCCTCGATCTTGGGCCTGAACAACGTGATCGCGACGATGGCGATCACGACGAGAACACAGGTGGTCTAGTGATAGCTAAAAAGAGCCGCCCGTGAAGGGCGGCTCTTTTCTCTGCTGTTCGATTAATTCTGCTACCAGCCCAGCTCGTCGGCTATCTCGTCAACGGCGTCGGCGTACCGTTCGAGCAGCCCCCTTGCCTCGGGGTTCAGCGTCGTCGCACACAGCTCGGGGCACGATTCGGCCTCGTCTTCGCCGTCAATCGCCACGCCGTCGAGGTCATGGTACGAGACGACGGCCGAAAGGCCCTGCTCCTCGAACTCGCACGGGTTATCGGCGACGAACTCGGCGACGGCCGCGCGGGCCTCTTCGAGGTCGTGGCCGTCGTACACGACATCTGGATCCGCATACGGATTGACGTCCATTTCCCTGATGTCGCCGTCGACCAGGCGAAGCACGCGCTCGCGCGCCGTCACGACGTACGCGACGCCGCCGCCGTGGTACACGTTGTCGCGGTCGTCAGGATAGGCCCACGCGACATCGAAGCCCATGCTTTCGAGGCGGTCGGCGACGGCGATGGCGTTCGCGTTCGCCACGCCGAACGGCCCCTCGTCGCGGCCGAACTCGTCGAACTGCTCCTGGGTCCTGTAATAGGTGAGCTGGACCGCGCCGCGCTCGCCGTATCGGAGCGCGACATCTTCGGCCTGCTTCACGACCGCCCTGCGGGCGCCCTCGACGGCTTCGAGAAACGCCCACGCGTCGGCGGGGGCGTCGCCCCAGTCGGGGTTCTCCCATCGCTTGACGGTCTTGATGTTGACGCCGCACGCGTCGGCGACGTCGCATTGCATGAGGCCGCACCTCTCGCGCCTCGCCCTGAACTCTGCGGACATGCCCATCTAGTTCTCCTTCCATTCGTCGGCCCACCACCACACGATGATCGAGCCGGCCTTGGCCATCTCGTAAACGTAGGTCTGCTCGCCGTGGACGATGCGCACGATCGGCTCGCCCTTGCGGTTGACGACGGTTTCGCACTCTTCGGGATGCAGCTCGGCGTAATGGAGCACGCTGCGGCGCTCGTAGCCGCGCTCTGCGGCCCATGCCGCCTCTGCGGCGGCTTTCGCCTCGGCCGCTTCGATGGCGGCGCGGCGTTCGGCCTCTGCGCGTTCGCGCTCGGCGCGGCGGGCGGCGTCTCGCGCCTCGACCTGCTCGTCTGTCATGGGCGGGAACGCCTCGTCTGCGGCATCTTCGTCGATGCCGTAGAAGTCGGTGCAGTTGCAAAACTTGGAAGTATGATGCCAGCTCTTGTACTCGACGAAGCGGTCGAACAGCTCGGCCTTGGTGCCCTTCGGCACGGCGAATACGAGGTCGTACTCGTCGCAGTAGCTTTCGAGAGCGGCGAGGATGGCCTTCTTGGTCCACTTGCTCTTCGGCATCTCGCCGTCATGGTAGGCTGCGACGGCGTTCTTGCTCATCGACCAGCCGGAATAGCCCGAGTTCATATCGAAACCCATTTCATGCCCCCTTGGCTCGGATCTTCAAAGGGCCTCATGCCCTTACCTGACAGCCTTAGTATATGCCCCCTTGGGGGGCATAGTCAATAGTTTTTTGCTTGACTTTATGGGGGATATGCCATATAGTTAAGCCACCGAAGAAAGGAGTCGGCATGAAAATCACGGTCAAGAGACACAATAATTCGGACCGAAAGAAATTCGGCCTCGATCCGTTCTGGATCGTAGTCGGCGAGTTCGACGGAGAGCTGCCGCCCGAGCGCATCGGATGGTGCGACTGGGACGACCACTTCGTCGTCGAGCTCCCCGAAGGGTGGGGCATCGCTGAGAACAAATACGGGGAAATCCTGGTGCAGGGGCCGTCGGGCGCATTGTGCGACATGGCCGGCACCGAGACGACCCTGACGATCTGCGAGGGGCGCGGCGTCGAGCTTAAGTATCGCGCCGGCGAGGACGGCAAGACCCGCCGCATATAGAAAAGGGAGGGCCGAAGCCCTCCCCCGGCAGCGGCTTCTCGATGCCCTATCAACGCGGCCGGGGCCGCGACGTTTCGCGCATGTTAAGCAAACTATTTCAATCCACGGCCGATCAACGGCCGACAAGCCGCCGGGCGCTGCCTCCCGACACGGGAGACTATACCACCGAAAGGGGGCGCGATGAAAGACGGCGATGCGCAGAAGCGCGCCACGGCCAAGTACAGGGCGGCGAACGTAGCCACGGTGAATGTTAGGTTCTATCCAGCCGACCGCGACGTGTTCGACTGGATGACTGCGAACGGGTACCGCGGGTCATGGGTCCGCGACCTGATTCGCAGAGAGTACGAGCGCGACACAGAAGCCAGCGGCCGCCAATAGGGCGCGTCCATGAATACGACGCAAGGAGGAACACCCCATGGTCACGGATGCTCAAAAAAGGGCGAGCGCGAAATACCAGCGCGAGAAGATGAAGCAGGTGAGCGTCAAATTCTCGCCGAACGAATCCGATATTTACGAATGGGTAAAGTCGCAGGATGGATCGGCTTCGGGGTACCTGAAGAGACTCGCAGAAGAAGACATGAGAAGAAATACTGTATAGTTATACTCTATACAATGCCGTTGATATAGGGTATAATTATATCAACGGCCAAGGGAAAGGAGCCTGGCCATGGACGAGAAGGAGTTCGAGGAAATGACCAAAGAAGAGATGCAGCGGTTCTTGATCATGGAAGCCGCCGACGGAAGGACGAAGGAAGAGGCGATGCAGCGGCTTCTTGACCTGCTCGGCCTGAAGTGGCCAGAAGACACGAAAAACTAGAAAAGACGGGGGGCGCACGCAGCGCCCCCCGTCTTCGTAGTGTACCCGGCTCCCCGGTTAGTTTATAGACGCGTCCGGAAACGTTCCGGACGCGTCTAGATTTCGTCTGGCTTTTGTCCGGATTGCGTCAACAACGCCTCGATGCGCTCAAGGCGCGCCGCCATGTCAGCCTGCTTGGCTGCGATCCACTTGACGTGCTCGTGCGTCGTGAGGTTCATCCCCCGCCCGCTCGGGTCGTCCGTTCGCAGCACCTCGCGGCTCGCGTTGTGCAGCGCGTTGAAGCAGTTGTCGCTGTCTCCGTATCGGTATCCCCACACATCGGCAGGTGCAGCCATGCCATCCCCTTTCGCTTCGATGCCGAACGCGGCGAGTATGCCGCGCGCCAGCTCGTCGGTACGCTCGTTGAACTTCGCGAGGTCGCCCGGGTTGCTGATGAAGCAGCATTCGAGCAGCCTGTAGCTTATCCCGTTCGCGGCGGCGTCGTTCATGTTCTTCAGGTCGCTTCGCGGCCTTATCTTCTGCGCCCTGCCGGGGAACATCCACGAGACGAACTCCGCGAGCGCGGCGTCGTACGCGTCGGGCGCGAAGCCCTGCTTGATCTCGACGTGGCCTCCCCGCGCCCCGGCCCCCGCGCTGTCCATGTGCAGCTCGAGCACCTGCGCGCCCGCCGGAACGTGCGCGCGGTTCATCCATCCGCTCGCGTACCAGTTCACGTCGATGTTCCCCACGACCACGGAATCGCCTCCGAGGGCCTTGATGCGCGCGGCGAGGTGGCGCACGCGCTCGGCCTCGGTGTAGCCGCCGCCCACCGCGCCGCTATCCCCCGCGCCGTGCCCCGCGACCAGGAGCAGCATCATCGCTGCCCCTTCGCGGCGGCGAGGCTGCTTGCGCCGATCAAGACGGCCACGCACGTGCCCATGATGCCCAGCGTCGCGCTCACCTCGTTGGCGAGCGGAAGGCCCCAGACCGCCGCGAGCGCCTGGTACACCCACGAAAGCGTGGGCAAGGCGGCGAGGCCGACCCATTTGAGGGCCGTGTACACCTCGCCCGGGAGCCAGTACGCCGGCGCCTGCGTGATGTCGGTTTCTTCGTCCATGATGGACCTCCTAACGAAAAGCGGGAGCGCGAACGCCCCCGCCGTGCCTACTCTCGGGCCTTGGCTATGTCGATGATCTCGGCCACGCCCGCCTCGATGCGCGTGGTGCGCTCGTCGATCGCGCTCACGCGCTGGCCCATGTGCGCCGAATTGGCCCGGCTCGTGTCCAGCGCGGCGTTCAAGGCCGTGGTCTGAGCCGTCAGCGCCTCGATGGCGCGCGTCTGGCCCGCCTGTATCTCCAGCTGCCTTTCGGTGAGCCTGATGCGGTCGCGCGCCTGCGCATCCTCGTCGGCCTGCGATTTGACGTCCAGCTCCAGCCTGCGCTTGTCGATCTCCGAAGCCGCGCGCTTCGCGTCCCGCCACACCGGCAGCACGTACTTGCCGACCACGAACGCCAGCGCCACGATGCCCGCCACGCCGACCACCCATTCGCCGGACGAGTGGGCCACGGACTGGCCGACCGAGGCCCAGAACTCGCTGCCCGGCTCCATTTACGCCGCCTGGTCGGCCGCGAGCATGCGTTCGACTTCCGACTTCCACAAGCTCGGCACCTGCTCGATTTTCCACGTGCCGGCCTTAACGAGCGTGTAGTAAAGCTTTGCCATTTCGCTTCCTCCTTGTTCGACTATTTCGCTTCCAACGCGGCCACGCGCTCCTGCAGCGCCGCCACGGTGGCTCCAAGTTCCGCGACCGACTCCATGCCGGTCGCCGTCATGACGCCCAGCTCGGCGGCGGCGTTCGCCACCGTGCCGGCCGTCTCGCCGAGGTCTGCCAGGGCGAGCGTGGCGGTCGTGGCCGATTCGTTCGCGCTGTCGGCGGCGTCCTGCGCGTCCTTCGCCGCCTTCTTCGCGTCCGCCGCGCACGCCGCCGCCGTGGACACGTTGACTTCGAGCGCCCGGATGGCGTCGGCGGTGGACTCGTCCAGCTTGCGCACGCAGCGAAGCTTCACGTGCTCGCCCTGCAGGGACACGCTCGCGGCGGCGTAGCCCTCGAAGCGCACCACTTCCTTGCCCCCGGCGGTCACCACCAGCGGGGACTTGGCGAGGTCGAGCGCGGCGTCAAGCGTCGTGCCCGAAAGCACGAACTCGCATTCGTCCGCGCGCTCGGCGTAGCTGATCAGGTTGGTTCCGTTCAGCAGCATGTTTTCCTCCTTAGATTCCAGCGGCCTGCTTGAACTGCTCGTATGTCGCGCCCCAGGTGATTTCCGTCATGGGGCCGTCGGCGATGTCGGCATTCCATCCGTCGGGCTTCTTCGCGGCCTCGCAGAACACTTTCGCAGACGTGTTCGCCCTGCTCATGGACGTGGACACCAGCGGAGCCGTGCCGGTTCTCGCCAGCGTGGACGGCACCCACATGTACAGCGTCCCCGCCGAATCGGTCATGTACGTCTTCGCGATCGAGCCTCCGCCCGACCACGACGAGCAGCCCGTCAGGTCGAAGGCCATGGACACGTTCGCGCGCCCGATGCCGACGACGACGCCGCTGTTGCATTTGACGTCGCCCGCGAAGCGCACGACCAGCTTCCCGCCGTTCTGGATGTTCTTTCCGAGCACGCCGTCGTTCGTCTGGTGCGCGAAATGCGTGACGCCGCCGGGTCCTCCGAACGACACCTCGCGCAGGTCGGGGCATCCGTTGAAGATGTCCGACCCCTTGAACGTGCAGCCGCCGGGGAACGACGCGAAGCGGACGGCGGTGCAGTTCGCGAAACAGTAGCTTTTGAACGTCGCGCCCGGCTCGATTTCGATGGCCGCAAGAGATTCGCAGTAGTTGAACGCGTGCGATTCCACCGTGGCGGTCGAAGGTATGGGCGCCTTCGCTAGGGCCTTGCAGTTGGAAAACGCGCTTGAACCGATCGTCTCCACGTCGGGCATATCCACTTCGCGCAGCGTCGCGCAGCCGTCGAACGCCAGTTGCTCGATGACCTTGACGCCCGGAAGCACGGCCCTGACTGCCCTGTCGGATATGCCTTTCGGCCACACCTCGCGCTCGATTCGCTGGCCGACGCCCTGCGCGGCCGACGTCGCCCCCGTGCCCCCGCACTCCGGCGGCAGCGCGCCGAGCGTGTCGCCGAGGCCCATGCGCCGCCTAATCATGCGCAGCACGTCGCCGTCCTCCAGCATCGCCTTGATGTTCTGGGCGGACGCGATGAAGCGCCCCCCCCCGTGGCTTTTTCTGGCATGTTGACCTCCTTAGATTTCGACGATTGACACCTTGAGGTTGTTCAGTTTTATTTCGTGGCCGAAGTTGACTTCGTAATACGCGGTCGATTTCCCGCACACCAGGATCTTCAGGCCGCTTTCGTCGATCGGCACGTTCCCCGCAAAGCTCGCGAAAAACGATGAGCTTTCTTTGGACGTATTGCCGAAGTCGATTTTCGCGCCGCCGACCGAAAGCCCGCCGAACCACGCGATATCGCTCGATTGGCCTTCGACCCTGTTGGCGCTTCCCGACATTTCGACGGACACGGCGTATACGCCGGGCACGTCCGGCACTATCGCGCCGCCTTTCAGCGAGAACCCGACCGACGGGAACTTGCCCGCGATTCCCACGGCCGCCTCGGCGCTCATGCCCGAGCTTTCCGCGATCCTCGCCGACGCCTCCCCCGCCTTCAGCATGCCGGTCTTCCGGGCATGCGCCCCGACTATCGCCCTCAGATTCCCGGCCGAAACCGGCTCGTTTCCCGTGAGCATATGCGCCCCCTTCCCGAGGGCGCGCGGCCCTCTATTTCGTTCTCTCTATGCAGTACCCGGCCCTCAACTCGACCTCGGAGTAGTAAGAGCCGGATCCCGAAGACGTCTTGTAGAAATAGACGAACTCTATCTTGTCGCCTATTTTGAGATGCGCCCTGTATCCGACAGAGGCCGTCTTCGTCTTGTTCGGCGTGCTGCCCTCCGCCTTGCTCGCGAAAATCGACGCGATGGGAATCTCCGCAACGACGGAGCCGCGGGTGATGCGCATCGTCGCGTCCGCCCTCGCGTTGCCGTCAGAATTACCAAGCAGGCCGAGGCACGCCGTCGCCGTTATCGAGTAATCGCCCTCGACGCTGCATGCCAACGCGTTTTGAGACGCGGCGAAGTCAGACCCCCCCCCGAGGTTCGATATCGTTGCGGCGCCGGTCATCGTGACGTCTCCTTTCTGGCTTCCCGCCGCGCTGCCCGACGTGATGGACAGCACGCGGCCCATGCCGCCGAGCGCGGCCTTCAGGTTCCCCGCGCTGACAGGCTCGTTTCCGGTCAACATACGCCCTCCTTATTTCAATCCAAGGTATTCCAACAGCTCCGCATCGGTCGGATACTGCAATACCAGTCTCTTGATTCCATCCGCGTCCGTGCAGCCCGTGCCGCCGTTGGCGACGGGCAACGCGCCCAGGGTGTCTCCCAGGCCCATGTTCTTGCGCATGAACTTCAGGCCGGCCGGCTGCGTCACCAGCGCCTTGACGTTTGACGCGGCCGACGGCCGCTTGTTCTCGCCCGCCATTACGCGCCACCTCCCGTCACGTACGCGATAAATTCGGCATCGCTCATCCAGGCCGCATCGTACTTGTCGTGGCTGACGAAGCCGCCCGGCTTATCCTTCTTGCCGTCCAGGTAGCCGTCGAATATCGCGCCCAACTCGCCTTGCAAGGCCTGGTGCACCAGGTCGGCCGCATCGTTGGCGTTCTTCGCGGCGGCTTCGGCCTTTGCCACGGCGGCGTCGTTCTTCGCCGTGCGGTCGGCCTCGGCCTTGGCGAACTCGTCGCGGCACCATTTCAGCATCGCTTCGATTTCGCTGCTGTAGGCCTCGGCGACCGCGTTCTTGTCCCCTTGGGCGTTCGGCAGAATCACGACCGCGAACGCCTGCGTGGTCGCGTAGAGCGTCGCGCTCGTCGCCTCCGCGCCGGCCTTGTCTTTCAGCGCGAAGTACGCCACGCCGGCCACGCCGGTCTCCGTGGCGGCGGCTTCGGGCAGCACGTAATCGAGCGACGTCCCCGCCGCGCCCTTCACCTCGTCGGACAAGAGCGCGCCGCGCGGGTGCCGCATCTCGAACATGACGCGGTACCCGGACAGGTCCACCGGCTCGCCGTTGTCGTACATATCGACGTGCAGCGTGGTCGCGTTGCGCTCGCCTTGGCGGATGTATACGGCCTGCGTCTCGCAGGGTTCCTTAGACAGGTCGAGATACAGATTCACCGCGTTCATGCCGCCCCCTCGCTGACCGCGACCGCTATGTCGTGCGTCGTCGCAACCGTCTCGCCCTTCGATACCTCGACGTATCCGAAGAAACGCCCCGGCTCGGAGAAACAGGGCATCGGCCACGACGCCACGCACCCCTCGACCGAGCACGGCGACTCTACGGCCGATTCGCCGTACGGCGCGACGAAACGGGCGGAGGAGCCCGTGAGGTCCACGGGCTCGCCCATGTCCAGAACCGTCGCGGATACGACGCGTCCCGCCTCTCCGACCCTGGCCGCGATCGGCCCGGCCTCCGGGAGCGATTTGTCGAAATCGACGAAAAGCACCGCTACACCCCCTTCAATGCAAGTTCCCTGTCGTCCAGGAATATCTTTCCCTTCTCGACCTTCAAGACGGAGCCGCCTATCGACAGCTGGCCGTCCGTGAGCATCTTCCCGATGTCGCTCGCCTTCTTGTCGGCGTTTGTCGCCTTCTCGTCGGCGGCGGCAGCGAGGCTAGCCGCGCTCTCGGCGGCTCCGACGGCCGGCGCCACGGCGGACACCTGGCGGTAGATCCTCGTCAGCACGTCCGGAAGCACCGACGCGACGGTTCCGAAGGAGCACTCCTTCGTCTCGCCCGTAAGCAGGTCGCGCCGCAGCTCGCCGACGCGCGCCTCTATCCTCAGCTCGGGGACGAACTCGCGGTCGACCACCTGAACGGAATCGCCGAGCCTCACGCCGCGCATCTGCATCGCCGGCACTCCCTTGACCTTGTACGACACCGACGGCGCGGAGTGCGTCGCGAGGTATTCGCGCGTCTTTTTCTCAAGCTCCGCCTTGTCCTTGATCTGCGAGTCCTCGAAAGACCCCTCGGAGTGGACCCTGCCGCCCTTGCCGTCGGACTGGCCCCATCTGTTCTTCTGCTCTTCCGTGCCCTCGACGTACACCCACAGGCGGTTCTTCACGCCGTCCGTCTCGCCGTCGAGGCTGCACCCGTACCCGTAGCAGGCCGTTATGACGTCGTCCGATAGGATGGTCTTCTCGATGCCCTCGATGTCGCGTCCATACTCGAAGCGCACGCCGCGCGATGCGCCGACGCGCTTCACCAGGCTCACCGAGCGCATGTTCACGCCCGTGTGCGTCACGCCGACGTCGGCGCGTATCTCGCATCCCCAGGTGCCGGCTATCTCCAGAATCGCCTTGTACACGTCGGTCTGCTCGAGCACGAGGTCGCGCCGCCCGAAATCGTCCACCTCGCCGACGCCCCACACCGTCCCCTCGAGGACGTGCGACAGGGCCTCGGCGGCGGTCACGTTCTTCATCGAGAAAAGGCGTATCTTCCTGTACCTGAGCCATTGCAGCGACGATTCGCAGACGTAGGCCATCGTCTGGCCGTCGGAGTGCTCCTGGTCGAGCTCGTTGACCACGTGCTCGTGCCATTCGCCGTCGTTCCACAGGATGCGGTCGCCCTTGGAGAGCGGCACGTTCGCGGACACGTCAAGCTCGTCGGTGCTGTTGACCTGCTGTCTGTGCACGGCCGCGGACGCGTCCGCGAGGTCGTGCTGGTAGCCGCCCCATCGGTCGAAGACCATGAACCTCACAGCCAAAGCTCCCTCCATTCGACGGAGAACGGGACGGCGCACCTGACCTCGTGCACGCCGGGCTCCCATTCGGCGTAGTCGTCGAGCGCGTCGAGCATCGCTGGCCTATCGCCCACGGAGCAGGAGTGCGCCGCGCAGTCTATGACCGCCTCGCCGCTGCCGCCGCCGATCAGGCGCATGGTCGCGCCGTCCGATTCGACGGACAGACCGGAGCCGTTCGCCTGCGCCCTGATAACGGGCCTGGCCGGGAGCGTGCCGCCCACGTTGACGAGCATGGGAGCGCCGGCCTTGCCCTTCCTCTCCCTGAGCGCCCCGTAGGTCACGGGGTCGGCGCAGAAGAACGAGAGCGTGCCCGTCGCGCTCCACGCGATGCGCTCGAGGTCGGTGGAGCCGTCTAGGACGGCCATGTTGTACAGGTCGGGCGCGTCGGGGAGCACGAGCTTGCAGGGCGATCGGCGGAACAGCCGCCTTTGCAGCATCCTCCGCGCCCTCTCGAACCCCTCGCGCGTGCCCATTTCCTCGAACGGCCTGTAGATTCTCACGTCGACGTCGATGGTGAGGGCCTCGAGCCTCACGGACGATATGCGCGAGCCGTCGCCCGACCTGTCGTCGGCTCTCACGTCCACGTCGGCCATGACCGGGCGGCGTATGCCCTCGATCATGAGGTCGTCCGAGAAGTCGTGCCCGTCGTAGATCATCGAACTCATGCCAGGCCCTCCGCCCTCATCTTCTTGTCGTTGTTCCTGTTCATCGCGCGCTGCAGCGCGTCGATGTCGCGGTCGTCGCGCACGGTGATGTTGTACACGTCGCCGTCGTAGTGCCTGTAGCCGGCGTCCTTTCCGTACCCGCCGGCGACCTGCGCCCCGAGCCTGAACCCGTAGCCGCCCGCCGGGGCGAAGCCTAGGGCGGTGCCTTCGGCCGCTCCCACGACGCCCTCGGCAACGCCCTCCATGGCCGCGACCGCGTACTTGCCGTCGCGCTCGATGCCGACGGCCATGCCGGCCGGGAGCATCGCGCCGACCTCGTCGCGCATGACCTTCGAGGGAGACGCGATGGCCGCTTCGGCCTGCGCCGCCGCGATGGCGGCCCTCACGACCGACGCAGCGGCCGACGCTATGGCGTCGATACGGCTGCTGATGCCGGCGGCGATTCCGTTCGACGCCATGGCTCCGACGTCGAAGAACGCGGCCTCGAACGAGCCGGCCGCGTCCAGGCCGCTCTCCATCGCGGCCGACACTCCGGCATTGACCGGCCCGGCGTTCGCGGCGAAGCCCTCGCCCATCTTGGCGGCGAGGGTCGAGACGGCTACGGCCGCGCTCTCGGCGACCGTCCCGCTCGCGATGGCCTGCGATATGGCCTGGCCCATCGGCTCCGCAAGTGCTTCGGAGTTCTCGGCGAGAAGCATCACGCCCTCGTCTAGCGCCTGTCCCATGGATTCGGCTATCTGGTCCTTGCCCGCCTTGATGCCCTCGACGAGCGAGTTGACAACCTTGTCGCCGGGCGATAGCGCCTGGAACTGCTCGAGCGCCGACTGCTGCCCCTCGAACATGGACTCGTTGAACAGCTTCACGTAGTCGGCTATCTGGTCGGCAGACTTCCCGGCCATGTCGGCCATGACCTGCCCCCATTTGTCGAAGCCGCCCTCGTATACGGCCTTCCTGAAGGCCTCGCTGTCGATGCTCTCGGGGATCTTCGCGAAGACGCTCTGCAGGTTCTCGGAATACGCCTTGGATTCGGCCATGTTCAGGCGCATGTTCCTCTCCCACTCGTCGAGGGAGGTCTTGCCGTGCTTGGTCATCTGGTCGAAGCCGTTCGACACGTCGGCAACGAACCCCTGCACGCCCGACACGAAGTCGTCCATGGTCACGTTCATGCCGCGAATGTCGCTCGCGCACTGCTCGATCGAGTAGCCCGCCATCTCGAACGCCTTGGAAAGCCCGGCGTCCGAATAGACGGCCTCCTTGACGTCGAGGCACGTCTCGCGGAAGTCGAGCAGCCAGTCCTGCGGCTTGGTGGTGTCGAGGTACTTGAGCGAATTGACGTAGAGCGACCGCTGGTTGATCTCCTGCTCGCGCTCGGCCCTGGCGAGGTCGTCGAAGCAGTCGACCATCTTCTGGACTTCCTGCTCGCTCATGTCGGCCATCTGCGCGACCGCCTCGCGGTAGTCCTCGCCGCCCTCCACGATGCGGTCGACGAACGCCTTGCTGTACTTCACGCCCGTCTTGGCGAACAGCTTGGAGAGCGAGCCGCTCCAGCTCTCGGCCGCGGACATGTCGTTCACGAGGTCGTCCTTGAGCTTGTACATCGAGTTCCACTCGCGCATCTCGGCGACCGTGGAGCCGATGCTGTCCCTGAGCGCGGAGAACTCGTCGTCGGCCTCCTCCGCGCCGCTCGAGACCTTTCCGAGCCTGTCGGCGTACTCGTCGAGCGTGTATCCCGCAGCCTCGAGCTTCTTCATGGAGTCATACACGCCTCCGAGCTCGGGGCGCGTCTTCTCGATGGCCACGACGGACTGCGCGAACGGCCCCCAAAGGGCCTCGGCGAGCTCCGTCGATACCTTCTTCGCCTCATGCGACCTCTCGCGGTATCCCGCGATCATGTCGTCGACGTACTTCTGGAACTCGGCGTCGGCGTCTTCCGCCGCCTGCTCGACGGCGGGAGCCGATTCCTGGAAGCCCGACGCGAGGCCGTCGCTGTAGTCGACCGCGGCGTGGTATCCGTGCTCCCAGGCGCTCTCGCTGACGGCCTTGCCGATTCTGTCCATCGCCTCTAGCGGGGCGCCGGCGTTGCTCTCCATGCCCTCGGCGAATCCGCCAATGAGGGCGGCACCGGAGTACGTGGTGTAGCCGCGTCCCGAGAACGGGCCCTTCTTTGCGGGCGAGAACGGGAAGTAGGCGCGGAGCTGCGCCATGCCCGACTGCGCCGCCGCGATGGCCTGCGAGAAGCCAGACCTGATGCCGGCCGCGAACCCTCCGATGAGGGCGCGGCCGGACGGCACGAGCATGCCCGAGAGGTTTCCGAGCGCGCCGCGTATCCTGCCAGGAAGGGCCGACACGACGGCGACGGCTTGATTCGCCCCCGCCTTGATCGCGTTGACGAACATCTGCATCGCCAGCACGGACTGCTGTGACATCTCGCGCGTGAACGCGGCCATTGCCGCCTGCACGGCGACCACGAGGGCCGCGAACGCCGCAGAAGCGGCCGCGACGAACGCCGCGACGGATGCGGTCGCCGCCGCCATCCCGGCGGAGACGGACGCTGACGCGGCCGCGAACGCCGCCGCCATGGCAGCCGCGGAGACGGATGCCGACGCGAACGATGCCGCGAGGACGGCGGCGGAGGCGGCGGCTACCGCGAATCCCGAAGCGGCCTGGGCCGAAGCGGCCGACGCCGCGAGCAGCGACGGGGCCGAGGCGGCGAGGACGGGTGCGGCCGATGCCGCCGCCGAAGCGAGGGCCGAGAGCCCGGACGCGGCCGCGGGGGACGCGGCGGCGACGACCATGAGGCCCGATGCGAGCATCATCGTCCCCGCTGCCGACGCCGTGACGCCGGCGGCTGCGGCGACGGCCGCGGCGGCGTAGGCTGCGAGGGCGGGAGCGCCGGCCGTGAGCCCTCCGAGCGCGGCGACCGCTGCGGCCGCGAACGCCGTAAGGCCCGCTGCCGCGCCAGGAGCGGCCGAGGCGATCGTCGGAAGGGCCGACGCCATCGCGGTCATTCCCGTCGCGGCGACCATCACGCCGGCCGCGAGCATCATCGTGGCTGCGGCGAGCACCGCCATACCCGCGCCGAGGAGCGTAACTCCCGCGGCCGCGACGGTGACGGCCGCGCCGAACACGACCATGCCGGCGGCGGCGACGACAAGGCCGGCTCCCAGCACCGCGATTCCCGCTCCGGCGACGAGCGACCCCGCGCCGAGGACGGCCATGCCAGCGGCGAGGACCGCCAGGGACGCGCCGGCCGCGGCCCCCGACGCCGCTATGGCGGGGAGAAACGCCGACACGACCGCGCATCCCGCGCCCGCCACCATAAGGGCCGCTCCGAACAGCGCGACAGCGGCCGCTGCCGCAACGACGGCGACGGCTACGGCCGCGACGCCGACGGCCGCTGCAGCCATTCCCACTCCGAGAACGGCCACGGCCGCTCCGGCGAGAAGCGCGCCGGGGGCGAACGCCAGGAGCCCCGCCCCGAGCGCGGCCATCCCGACCGCCGCAGACGCTCCGTGCTCCGATATGACGGGGAGCTGAGCCGCCAGGAGGGACATGCCTGCGCACGCGAGGCCGATTCCGGCACCGACCATGAGCACGGCCGCGCCGAACGCGGCGATTCCGACCGCGCCCGCCGTGAGCGCGGGGCCGACGGCCGACGCGCCCCATGCGAGCGCCCCTATCGCCGCGACCAGGCCGACCATCGCGAACACCGCCCCTGGGCCCGCTGCGGCGAGCTGGATCGCGGAGAACGCGAGCAGCGTCAATCCTCCGGCGGCGAGCAGGACGCCCGCGCCGACGAGGGCGACCGCGCCGCCCAGCGCGATGATCTGCGTCGCGCTCATGGAAGCCGCGCCTCCGACCTTGCCCATCGCGGAAGTCGCGGGCTCCGCCATGGCGGGGAGCCCTCCGAGGGCGTCGGAGAACGACGAGACGAACCCGGCCACGCCCTGCACGACCCTGAACGCGAGGAACCCGGCCGCGAGCGCAGCGACGAACGGCGCGGCGTTGGCGGCGTTGTCCTTGAGCCACGCCATCGCGTCCTTCACCGCGTCTATGACGGGCCTGGCGGCGTCGAGCGCGGCCTTGAGCGCGTCCGCCGCGGCTATCGCCGGGTCCGTGCCGGCGGGAACGCCGAGTATCGCGCCGACGATGCCGCCTATCGCGGCCCCCGCGTCAGAAGCCGCCTGGGAGATTCCCGCGAGCGCGTCTGCGAGCTCCTGCGACGCGCCGTTGAGCTCCATCCTGGCCTTGAACGTCTCGATGCCGTCGGCAACGGCCCCGAACGCCTCCGTTATTCGGGACTTCGCGCCGTCGATCACGGCCACGATGTTCTCCGCGCCTAGGGCCTGGATGATTCCGGCCACGCCCTTCGTGACGGCGTTCTTGGCGTTGGCCATGGCCGTCCCGATGCCGGCCGCGCCCGTCTCGGCCTGCTGCTGGAAGCTCGCGAACCCTTCGCCGCCCTCCGCGTCGAGCCGCACGAGGGTGTCGAGGAAGTCCTGCATCGACGCGTTGCCGTTCTTCAGGGCCTCGTAAAGGTCCTGCTGCCCCGCGCTCGCGCCGAGCATCGACTTGGCCATCTGGTCCATCTGGCCGGGCATCGCCGTGCAGATCGAGCGCCATTCCTCGAGCTCGAATTTGCCCTTGGCCACGCCCTGCGAGAACTGCTCGAGGGCCGCGCCCTGGACCTCGACGGGGGCCGCGCCGGCGAGAACCGCGTCGTTGAACGCGAGCATGATGTCGGTCGCCCTGCCCACGTCCTTCACGGACGGCACGAGGCGCTGGACGCCCGAGGTCATGTCGTCGAGCTTGGTCGGGAGCCCCGACAGGCGGTCGCTCATCTTCTGCGAGGCCTCGGCCGCCGCGTCGAACGAGTACCCGAGGCCTTCCATGACCTTGGGGAAGTTGTTCAACGTGTCGACGCGCGACACCGCCGAGTCGATCGACGACGAGATGGCGGACGCCGCCTTGGAGAACGCCCCCGCGGCGATGTTGCCGACGGCAGACGCGACCGCCGCCGACTTGGCCCTGAATCCTTCGAGCGCGGCCGCGCTCCCCTTCACGCCTTTGTTGAAGTTGGAGCCGTCGAAGGTAGCCTTCGCGCTCAGGGTGTAGTCGGCCATCCCGCCACCTCGCTATTCAGTTTTCATATTCGGTTGTGATGCGCGGGGCCTGCGCCCCATCCCCGCGAACGCCGCCTTGAGGGCGTCGAACTCCTTCTTCGCGACGGGCGGCTCGCGCCTCTCCCCCGCCGCCTTCTTCCACAGTTGCGCCGCCTTGCGGCCCTTCTTCCTCATGACGTTCGCGACCGCGACCTCGACGGCCTGCTGGAGCAGTTCCGACTCCCGCACGGTGCGCGTCTCGAGCTCCTTCCTGACGAACGCGAGCTCGACGGGCGTGAGACTCCCGTACTGTTCGGGGGTCCATCCGAGACGGGCGGCGAAATAGGCGTAATCCGCCTCGTTCCGGAACATCGCCGAGGCCTTGGCCCTTTCGGGCGAGAGCCGACCCGGCACGAAGTACTCGTAGCGGGTCAGCTCCCTCAGGGCCTCTATGCGCTCTGCGTCTTGAAGAAAAAACCGCAGTCTCGCTCGAGCGCGGCCGCGACGGTCTGGAACACCGCGAGGTATCCGTTCTCGTCGATCAGGTTCTCGGCCATTGCGCGGCCTTGCTGCGGGGAGACGTAGCCGCCGCCCTCCACCATGAGGCCGTAGGCCACGAGGTCGCGCAGCTCGGCGAGGCCGAAGCTGCCGCCGTTCTGCGCGAAGCTCGCCATTACGGGGCGATGGCTCGCCTCGTACATCTCAATGCGCTTGAAGGAGTACTTCACCTCGTAGGTCTTGCCGTTTGCCTCGAACTGGGTGCTGATGTCTTCCACTGTCGGTCCTTTCTTGCGTGTGGTCTAGCGCGAACGTCTGTTCCCTTTAGCCTTCCATGAGGGCGAGGGTGTTCGTGATGCTGATGGTCGCCTTCTCGACGTCGGAAGGCTGCGCGGTCTCGCGGCACCAGCACTCGCCCGTGCCCTCGAACTCGACGGACACGGTGGCGTTGTCGTCGCTGGGCGCCTCGAGCTCGTCGCTGGATACCAGGGCGAGGCCCTTGCGGATGGGCACGTACTTCATGCCGTTCTCGATCGCGGTGCGCTCGTAGATGCCGACGCAAAGCGGCGTGCCTTCCTTGAGGGCGGTCACGATCGCCTTGCGGCCCTCGTCATCGGGGACCCAGAGGCCGTCGGTGGACGCGGACCAGGACTTGACGCCAGCGTATCGGACGGCCCAGTCGCCCGTGCCGTCCTTGGTCTGCGTCTCGCTGTTCTCGGCCTCGATGCTCCACGAGAGGCCCTGCTGGCCCGCCACGGCGAGCAGCGTCTTGCCGTCCTTCGCGAACAGGGCGAGGATGATGCTCTTGCCGTGCACCGCCTTGGCGGTGGTGGCGTCGAAGTTGCAACCTACCTTGAGGTCGCCGGTGGTCTGTTCGGGCATTTCTTGTCCTTTCTCACTTGCAGCGGTATCCGTAGCACACGAGGAACCTGTAGGCGAGGACGGCGTGGCCCTCGCCCGATTCGTCGCGCTTGAGCGCCCTCACGCCCTCGCACTCCTGGCCGTAGAGCAGGAACGGCGCGGGAAGGACCAAGTCCTCCGTCATGGCCTCCTGCAGCGCCTTGACCATGGCGAGGACGGGGGCGCTCGAATACGGCTCCGTCTCGCGCGATACGCAGTGGATCTTCACGCTTACCGCGTCGATGAACATGGTTTTAGTGTTTTCCGGCTCCACGGCGTCGAGCTCGACGCTGTAGAGCGGGGACGGCACGTTGTCGGGGAAGTCGTAGCACCTGATCCCCGTGCGCTCCGTCACGTGGTCGATGAGCAGGCCTAGGAACTCGCCTATGTCCAGCCGTTCGAGCATCATCCGAACCTCTCAATCTGCGCGACCAGGTCTTTCTTGAAGATGCGGCGCTGTTTCCTCACGTTGGCGTCCAGGAACCTCTGCCCCTGCACGTATCCGCCGCCCCTCGTGCGGTGGCCGTACTCGACGTGCGGCGCGTACTCCATCGAGTAGCCCGCCTCGGAATCCTCGCCGGCTGGGACCATGGCCAGCGACTTCTTCAGGTCGCCCGTATCCACGGGGGTGCCGCCCTCCGACTTGCCGCGCTCGTACACCTGCGCGATGTTCTTCTCGCACACGGCGTCGAAGCGCACGGAGGACAGGCGGCGCAGGGCGGCAGACAGCTCGGCCACGCCGTGAACCTCAAGCCCCATCCCTCATGCACCTCCCCACCGTGAGCGCGGCCATGGAGCCGCCGCGCGTGAATCGCACGACCTCGTACACCGAGCCGCCGACCCCGACGGCCGCGACCCCTTCGAGCAGCTCCGGGGCGGCTGGGGTGACGAACGTGCGCCGCGCCTCGTCGTAGCGGTTGCCGTCGCCGCCGCCGTCCTTCGGCGCCCACGGCGCGGCCCTCACGAGGACGCTCTCGCCCGTAGGTTCCAGCCGCGTGACGGGATTGCGCGTCGCGTCCTTGCCGACCTCGACGCGACGGTACGTCGCGGCCTTGTACCACTTCACGCCGATCACCTGAAGAACTTGATTCCGGGGCGGCTCGCCGCCTTCTTCATCTGCGCTATGTCGTCCGAATACGCGGCCAGCACGTCGTCGACGAACGAGCTCGACATCGAGCCGCCGTCTGCCGCCGATTCCGACGTGCTGCCCTCGAAGCCTCGCAGCCTCAGGGCCTTGACGGCCGCGTCGACGGCGATCGACCCCGCCTCGGAAGGGAGGTCGCTCGTCCCGACCTTGAGCGCCAGCCTGTCGAGGACGGTCGCGAGCATCTCCTCGATCACGGGGTCCTCGGGGACGTGCTCGCCGTCGAGGTACCTGACCCTTACCCTCCCGACGAGGGCCGACGCGTCCATTCCTAGCCCTCGGCCGCGGCGGATACGGTCGCGATGAGGTGGCCGTAGGGGTTCGGCATGACGGGGACGAACACGGCGCTCGCCTTGGTCCAGGTCGCGACGGGGTCGGGAGTGTCCCAGGTGGTGACGGTGACGAACTGCTGCTGTCGCTTCTCGTCGAACGCGCCGCCCTGCTCGGCCTCCTCGGGGGTCACGCCCCACAGGCCCGCGCCGACCGCGCCGTCCATGCCGAGGGAGGTCATGACGAACGCGCCCTCGGGGAAGAAACGGCGCTGCTCGATGGCGGTGCCGTCCTTCGTGGACGCCAGCATCCCGTATCGCTGCTCGTTGGTCTGCAGGGTCACGCCGAACTGCGATGCGAACAGGGCGTTCACCTGGTCGACGGTCGGCAGGGTTCCCTCGCCCGCCGTGCCGAAGATGGCCTTCTGCACGGCCTTGTTGGTCATGATGGACAGCATCACGGCCTCCGTGGTGATGGCGACGGTGGGGGCGCTGCCGTTGGCCACGAGGGCCAGTCGCCACTTGCGCACGTCGCCGAGGATGTCGGCCTCGGGCTTGCTCCAGTCGCTCTTCACGACGTTCTCGGCGGGCACGCCGTAGTCGACCTCGAAGTCCAGGCCGTTCTCGCGCACGGTCAGCTTGCCGGTCGCGAGGGCCTGCATCTTGGCCAGCTCCGCGCGGGTCACGACGCGCTCGGCCATGCGGGCCACGTCGTCGAAGATGTAGCGGCGCAGGTAGTCGTCCTGCATCTGCATGCCGCGCGTCATTCGCGCCATGTTCTCGGAGAGGTTGATCTTCTCCTTGATCAGCAGCTCCTCGACGCTGACCTTCTCGAACGGGATGCGGGAGCCGATAGCGGCCTCGGTGTCCCACGCGTGGACCTTGGCCACGGCGGGGAGGTTGCCGTTCGCGACGAAGCGCGTGTATTCCTGCTCGATGTACTGGGTCTTGCGGTCGGGGAACAGCGCGCTGCCCATGTAGTTTCGGGCGACCGCGAAATGCTGCGAGAAGTCGAGCAGCTCGCGCTCGGTCACGAGGTTGGAGAGAGTCTTCATATCCGTCCTTTCTTACACCAGGTAGAGGCCCTGCTTGGCGAGCGTGTCCTTCGCCTTGGCGGCTTCGGCGGACACCTTGGAGGCCTTCACGCGGCCCTGAACGACGACGGCCACGGGGTACGCGCCGTAGTCCTTCATGTCGTAGTCCTCAAGGACCACGCCGACGGGAGCCGCCGCCTTGGTCTGCTTGTAATAGTCCTTGCCCGGCACGGGGTCCTTGTCGGCGCTCTTGACGAACTCGCCGTCGACGATCTCGAACCAGCCCTCGGTGTTCGGGTGCTTGCTCACCGTGTCGCTCTGCTTGGCGTAGGTGTCGTCCTTGAACAGCGTTCCTGCCTTGAGCACCTTGGTGCCCGAATCGGCGATTTCCTGGGTCGCCTGCCTCGTCTTCACCACGAGGCCGACTTCGGACTCGAGGACGTTCTCGCTCGAGCCGTACTTCTCGGTCTTGTTGAAGGCCATCTATTTCCCTCCGTTCATGCTCTTGCTGTATTTCTCCGCGAACTCCGCGCCGAACGACGCGCCGCCCTTGCCCTGATCGGCTTTCGGGGGCTCGCGTCGGAGCTGCTTCTGCACGGCCTCGTTGACCGCCTTGGGCCAAATCTCCTTGATTCGGGAGATTGCCGCGCCCGTCGCGTCAGCGTCGGAGCTGACGAACATCGAGAGCAGGTCGTCGCCGAGCACGATGTCGGCCGCCTCGAGCTCTCGTCGCGCGATGGCCGTCTGCTGGGCGAGGTCGCGCTCGGCCTCCAGGGCCTCCTTCTCGGCCTTGAGCTTCTCGGCCTCGTACTTCGCCCTCTGCAGCTCGGTCATGTCCTCGAGCTTCTGCGCCTCAGTCTTCTTCGCCGCCGCCTCGTCCTCGACCTGCTTGCGCACGTCGCGCTCGATCTTGGCCCTGTCGCGGGCGAGGCGCTTCTTCACGATCTCGTCCACGTCGGCGTCGGTGTACTTCCTCGCTTCGCCCTGCTGCCCGGCCTGCTGCTCCTGGCTCTCGCCATGCTGCTGGCCTTCGCCCTGCTGCTGCTCCGCGGCATCGGTCTGCTGGTCTTGCATCGCATCCTCCGTATCCATAGGTTTTTCGCGTGTCCCATGCCTGCACGCTCCGTAGCTTTTAGCGGGTTCCACGCCTGCCCGTTCCGTGGCTTTTAACGTCTTCAACGCTCGGACGCATGAAAAAAGGCACCCCGTCGGATGCCTGGTTTCAACTATGGCGCGGGCGCCGGGACTCGAACCCGGACGCGCGGCTTAGGAGGCCGCTGCGCTATCCGTTGCGCCACGCCCGCATGCTTCGACTACGCCCCAGCCGCCTCGGCGGTGAGCACGTCGCCCTCGTGGGTGATGATCGATTCGAGCTGGGCCGCTTCGAGCATCGCGGAGAAGCGGAACTCCTCGCTCCCGTCCTTCTCGACGATGATCGTCGGCACCTGCCTCACGGGGATCAGCGCGTCGGCCTTGGCGAAACGCGCGTCCCATTCGGGATGCACCTCGACGCAGCCGGGGTACTTCTCCGAGAGCGGGTCCATCACCTCGCGCTTGTACCGCCTGCACGGCGGGCAGTTCTTGTCGCCCAGGTATACGAGCCTCCTCACAGGCCCCCTCCTTTCGCAGCTTTCGCGATGGGCGGGGTCACGGCGTCGCCGCCGTGCCGCGCCACGTATCCGTCTATCCACTCGTCCCAGTCGGCGACGGCCGGGACGTGGCTGCACCTGCACCAGGGATGCAGGGGCGGGAAGTTCACGCCCGGCACCGCCTCGTCGAGCCTTATCGGGTCGCTCTCCTGCTTGTCCTCCAGGGCCTTGCACACGGGGCACGCCCTCGAATCGGCGCAGACGATGCGGCACTCGTCGAAGTCGGCGGCGAACACCTTGCGCTGCGCCTCGTTGAGCAGGAACGTCCCCTCGGTGAACGCCAGGCGGCGGGCGTCGCGAACGGACACGCCGACGAAACGCTCGCACAGGTCGGCGGCTATCCTCTTGAATCCGTCACCCCTCGCCACGGCCTTGGCGAAGTCGTCGTTCAGGTACGCGGCCAGCTTCTCGCGGTTCGCCCAGATGCGCTCGCTGTAGCTCTCCCCCTTGGCCCACGCCGCGCCCACCGTGTCGGACACGACCGGCGCGTTGATCGCGTAGAAGTCGGAGCCGAATCCCAACGCCTCGACGGCGAGGTTCGCGGCCCTTCGCGCCTGCTCCCTGAAGTGCGCATCCAGCTCCTGCTGCTCGATCGCGCCGACCTCTAGCTGCTGTATCCTGATGGCCGTCTGCATGGCCTCCAGGCGGTCGAGCATGTAGACCGTCTCGCGCACGGGGAGGAGGTGCGCCCACTGCGGGTGCTTCGCCGCGAAGTCGTCCATGCGCTCCATGAGCAGCCGCCTGTCGGCGTCGGAGAGCGATTGCAGCAGCGTCCTGTACTCGATCACCGCGCCCTCGCCGTATTCGGCGTAATAGGCCGCTATGTCGCGCTCCAGACGCGCCGCCTCCCTCTCGTAGACCTCGGCGAGACGGGCGTTCAGCCGCGCCTCGTCGCGCTCCAGCTGCTCGAGAAGCGCCCTCTGCCTGCGCGACCAGTAGCCGCTAGCCGGCGAGGACGGCATGCACGATCTCCTCCTTCGTCGCGCCCTTCGGCACGTCGATGCCGCTCTCCTCGGCGAGGGCGCGGAGCTCCTTGACGGTCATGCGGCGCAGGGCGTCGCCGCCGTCTTCGGGCGCTTCGGCGGGTTCCTGCTCGTCGGCGGGTTTCTCCTCGCCGCTCGCCGTTCCTTCGGCGTTGGGCTCGCCGTCCCTGACGGTCAGGAAGGTCGCGTCCGCCCAGCCGTCGGCAAGGCGGCACCAGCCGCCGACCACCTCGAAGCACTGCTCGGAGCCGGGCTCCATCAGGCGCGCGACGGGCGCGGAATACGCCGGCTCCGTCCTCACGTTGAGCCTCTTGCCCTCGTCCTTCGGCTCGTATGCTGCGATCATCGCTCGTCCTCCTTCTCGGCCGCGCCGATTCTCTCCTTCGGGTACGCGTCGGCGTCGGATCCGACGGCCCTCTCCTTGTCTCTCTTCTTGCGCTCCATCTCGGCGGCGGGGTCGTCCACGCACGACAGGAGCGCCAGCTGCGTCTCCTCGGAGACGATGCCCGACAGGCTCCCCGCCACGCTCGCCTCGGCGGCGATGTCCTCGGGCATGTTGCGGCGCATCGTGACCTCGGCGTCTTCCCAGTCGGAGCCCTCGAACGGCTTGTCGGGGTAGTTCGCCAGCAGCCTCAGGCGCTCCTGCACGCCGCGCACGAACTTGCGCTCCTTGTTCCGCGCGAGGTTGCTCATGGGCATCATGCGCATCTTGAGCGCCGTGCCCGACGCGGTGGAGAACGACTCGTCCGTGATGTCGGGCACCATCGCCATCTTGAATATCAGCATCTCGAGGCGGTTGATGAGGTTCTCCTGCGTCGCGTCGGCGTCGGGCTTGGCCATGAAGTACGCCTTAACGGCCGAGCCGTCGTTGTTGTACAGGTTTATGAGCTTGTACTCGCGCAGGTCCTTCTTGAAGTCGTCGGGCAGCTCCGTGCCCTCGATGATCATGTAGGCGTCGGAGAAGTAGTCCACGTCGTTGGCCTTCTCCGAGAGCGCGTTGTTGTACGCCTCGATCAGGTTGAGAACGCCCTCGTACAGGCCGCGCCGCTCGGTGTTCTGCTCGAAGCACACGGCCGGCACGTCTCCGAAGTAGTGCGGGGCCGTCCCCGTGACCTCGATGCCGTCGCCTCCGTCGGCGAAGTCGTAGACGTTCGCGGCGTCCGACCAGCTGCCTACGACGCGGCCCTCCTCGTCGTAGGCGTAGCGGACGAAGGCCACCTTGCGCTTGAGCACCGAGTCGTCGTAGACCATGAACGCCGACAGCGGCGGGAGCGCGACGCTGCGCGGCCTTCCCTCGTCGTCCTGGTACAGCATCTCGTAGGCCTCGCCGAACTTCGCCGCCATCTTGGAGAGGTCGGCGTCGGCGTCGTCCTGGTGGTTTCGCCTCGCGTACGCCTTGAGGTAGGCGTCCTTGGCGGGGTCGGCGTGCCTCACCTCGATGGGGACGCCGATGAAGTAGCCCTCGAACGTCTCGGTGATGTCGTAGGCCATGTCGGCGGCGAGGCGGTTGTCGGGCTTGTAGTCGGGCTTCGCCGCGCGTCCGAAGATGCCGTAGCGCGTCTCGTAGGCGGCGGCGAGGCGTTCGAGCCTCGGAAGGTGGGACTCCCTGTGCTCGTCGATCAGGCGGCGCAGGAGCGTCGCGTCGAGGGCCGTCCCCGAGGGGATGCGGAACTCGTCGGTGACGGGCTCGGCCTTCGCCTGGTCGTAGTAGAAGCTGTGGAACTCGTGCATCACAATCCCTCTTTGAAAAGCTTGAAGCCGGGCCGCGACGCGTAGGCCCTCAAGGCCGAGGCCATGGAGTCGGGCATGTCGTCGTGCGCGGCGTTCTCGTTGTAGTCCAGCACCTCGTTCGCCGCGTCCGCGTCGAGCGGGTACTCGTCGCAGTCGAGCAGACGCAGGCGCGGCCATTCGGCCTTGAGGTGCGTCGAAATCTTGATGAACTTGTTCGTGTTCTCGGAGTATCCGACGCACGGATGGCCGCTCGCCAGGATCTTCTTGCGCAGGTACCCCTTGTCGGCGTTCGTCTCCACCCATACCGAGCCGACGCGCAGGGCCTTGCACGTCCGCAGTATCTCGGGCAGGCAGTCGTCCACGTGGCGTCCTCGCCACAGCCTGATGTAGGCCCTCCACTCGCCATCCTTCATGGACAGGCACGTGAAGGCGGTGCCGTCGGCCCCTCCGTACGCCGCGTCGACGTGGGCGATGCCCTCGGCCAGGTCGGACGGGTCGGAGAAGTAGCGCGGCTCGGAGAACATGGCCTCCTCGTCGGCGATGTGCTTGAGCTTGTAGTTCGCCGCGAACAGCGACACGCTCATGCTCGCCTCGATGCCCGCGAGCTCCTCGCGCGATATGAGCCCCGTGCTGTAGCAGTCCCACCGCTCGATGTCGGGCATCAGCGAGAAGGCGTCGTCCTTGTGCCACGGCGTGCCCGTGTTGTAGATGCGGCCCCCTCGGTTCCTGATGTTCTGCAGCTCCTGGTAGATGAGCTTGATGCGCTCGCGCTCCGCTCCCGACACCCTGTCCTTGACGTTGATGATGTCGTCGGTGAACACGCGGTCGGCGTGCTTGCCCGTGAGGGAGCCGCCGCATCCCAGGCCGACGAGCTGCGCCGCGCCGGAGACGCCCTGCCGCAGGTTCGTCGACACCTCGGAGTACGTCGCCTTCGGAAGGTCGAGGTCGACCCCGTACAGCTCCTTCACCATCGCCCTGAAGTACCCAGACCTCAGGATCGAAGCCGTGGCGGTGAGCACCTCGGCCACGTCGGCGTCGGTCTTGCGCATGAATATGACGCGCTCGGACGGGAACAGCACCATGATGAACGCGAACGCGATCGACAGGCACGTCGTCTTGTAGGAGCCGCGATGGGCCTGGAGCGTGTGGTCGCCCTCGCCGAACACCATGTCGCGTATCCAGCGGTTGTGCAGGTCGGTCAGCTTGTCGTATCCGATGGCGACGGCGATGTCGCGCGGGCATCGGTACACCAGGTCGACGAGGGCCTGTTTATCGCCGGCCATCGTCTTTCGCCTTCGCCGCCGCGACCATCCTCTTGATGTCCGCCGCCGCTGCCGACACGTCCTCCGAGACCTCGACCTTCTCGACGGGCTTCTCCCCGGCGGTGTCGCGCAGGAACGTGAGCGCGGCCACGTCGCCCTTCTTTGCCTTCTTCGCGACAGCGAGCACCGCGGCCTGGCCTACGGTGAGGTTCGCGTCGGGGAAGTCCTCGAAGGCGATGCCGCATATCTCGTCGACGTCGCCCCTCTCGCAGGGCATGTCGAGCACGATGCGGGCTATCTCCTGCATCTGACGCCTTTCTTTCCTCTTAGCGGCCGATGCCTTCCCTGCCTTGCTCGCGTTCGCTCGGCGCTGGCTCGGCGTTAGGTCCTCGCTCCTCACGAGGTTCTGCTCGTTCGCCAACCCTGCTCGCCTCCCGTCGTTCACATCCTGTCCATGGGGCTGCCGTGGTTCCTGAAGCACCACATGACGCCCTCGTACTCAATCCCTGCGGGGCGATTCGCAGGCCTGACCGCGTCCGGGTCTATGCCGAGGGCTACGCAGAACGCGCGTCCGACAACCCTGCCCCTGTGCTCGATCGCCTTCCTTACCAGGTATCGACGCTCGACCATGCTCGCTCCAATCAATCGTCCTCGAATCTCAGCCCCATGAATGCGAGGCGCCTGTGCAGTTCCGGAAGCGACCCGTAGTCCGCGGAGCCGTACACGAGGGCATGGACTATCGCCGTGTCCATCATGTACTGCCACTGCTTAGCGTCCCATCTGTCCGTGCATCGGTCGCCGCGCCACGCGTTGAACCATTCGACGGTCTCGGGAGGCCAATCGGTGTTGCCGGGAAGCGTAGGCTTGTCCCTCTTCTGCAGCCTCTGCGCCATAGCGCCTCGCTCTCATGATCGTGCCCGCCTAGTAGGCGGAGCGGCCGGACGAACGGCCGCGCAAACGGTTGATGCCGCTGCGAACGGCCCCTGCGACTCGGCGCGCTGCGCCGGACACTCGCTGACGGATGTTCATGCTTCCTCCTTTCGGAAAAGAAAAGGACCTCTTGCGAGGTCCTTAGGCCGGTATTCTATATCGGGTCGGCTTACGCCGATGTCCCCTTTTCTATGCGCGCCAGGACGGCGGATCCGTCCATATACAGGTCTCCGTATTTCGCCAGGGCGAAGTCCCTGATGAACTCCTCGACGTCGTTGCTGTCCCTGAAAATGGCGACGATGTGGTACGCGCTGTCCCACACGTTCTCGTATCGATCCCTCCTGGAGTTCACCTCGAAAGCGTCGAGAAGCGCCTGGGCCTCGGCGAAGCAGTCGGCTTCGAGGTCGTCCGTTTGGACGAGGCCCGCGAACGGATCGGGGAACCTCTCGCCCTTCGGCACCTTTGGCTTGAACTGGCGCATCCTTGACACGCCTACGCGCGACTCGAACTCATCTCGGAGCCTGTCGCCGAAGCAGAACCCGTCTTCGTCCGCCCCGGATATTTCCGCGAACCTCGAACGCTCGCCGTCGTCGTGGAAGCAGAAGCAGATCCAGAATCCCGTATCGACGGCGAGCTTGTACCGCTCCTCCTCGCGCTTCTCGCGGTCGCGATACTCTCGCTGGTGATCGGTCAACACGACCTGATCCTTGGCGCCCTTGCTCCCCGGCTTCTCGAACTTAAAGCCCATAGTGTTCCCACCTAAGCTCGTCCGCCTTGATGAACGGATACCATTTCCTGACAATCTCGAAGTCTTCCGGCCTGTTCTCACGCAGCGGTTTCATGAACCGCATGTCCAGGCCGTCGAACGACCTGCCGAACAGTTCGTAGTCGGGAGGAAGACCTATCCCGCGCTCTGCGATAGCGTCCATGCATTCCTTCTTGGTCCAGTCGGCAATGACGGAAGCTTTGCGCGTGGTCTTCTTCATGAGACCGTGGCGCGTGAGCGACGCCCTTCTGTACGGGTTGTCGCACGCGCGTACGCCGTCGCATTCCCAAGTGTCAGGCGGAAGCCCCAAGTCCTCCAAGATAAGAGGACGTTCGTCCTCGTACGTCATTTCGACGAGGCCGGCGGCGTCGATGATGCCGCAATGATCGGGTGACTGGTACACGCAGTTATTGAGCGTCCTGAACCATCGCGGATGCGGGTACTGGTGTATCCGGACGCCAAAAACCGCCTCTATCTTCGCGATGCTCTCCTCGACCATCGGAAGCCTCGGAATGCTCCAGAAGTAGACTGGAACGACCTCGATGCCGTCGCGTTCGAGTGCGATCCATGCCGCAAGGGAATCCTTGCCTAGAGAGCACGCAAGGACGACCGGCCTGCCCTCCGCTTTTAGCGCCTGCCTGACTTCAGCCGAAGTAGGCTGGCCCTTTATTACTGTAGTCACGCGAATACCCCCTGCAAACGCCATTGACTAAGGCGATTTTCGGCATGCATGTACTGGTAGAAGGTCTTTGACCTTCTATTTCCAAATACACCATACCAAGTAACTTTTTACCCTTTTTTACCTTGAGATTATCCATTACTTCGCCACATCGTCTCCTATGACGAACGCCGAATCTGGGGCTTCGCCCTCAGGGAGCAGTGCGAGGTCGTAGCCGCAAACCTTCGCCATTTTGGCCATCGTGTCGCACCTGGGGACGCTTCCGCGGCTGATCGCGCTGTTCACGTACGCATCAGGCTTGCCGAGCTCTCTGCCGATCCTATACAGCGGTATGTCGGATGCCTTGGCGGCCTCCCTTAATGCTTGGTATGCCTCCATCTGGTCACCTCCTTTCAATCACTATGCTTCAGTATATATTGCAATTGCATATTATGCAAATGTGAACATTGTATGAAGAGATAATTTACTATTGCATAGTGTTTGCTATTGCATATACTTTACTTATGCGAAGTCAAACGAAAGGAGCGGCGATGAGCAGCTTTGTATGCAGCGACTACACGGTCTTGGCGATCGTGGAGGGCATGAGGAACCACGGAATCATCGAGAAGACCCGAAGGGACTCGATCGACATGGCGGAGGCCCTCAGGGTTGTTAACGAGCACATGACCTATAGGAGGTGGTGTGTCGGAGACAGGAACCACACCCCCGTGACGGCCGATGTGAGGCCTTACAGCGACGGAGAGGTCCTTGCGGCGATCCAATGCTATCTCTACCAGATCGAGACGGGCGAGGCGATGGATTTCGACTTCATCACGATCGTTTCGGCGGTGAAGATGCTCCGGGGAAAGATTCTCGAGGGCGACGGTTTCCGAAAAGGCAAGGACGGCTACCAGGAGTTCGTGGACGACGGATACGGCGGCTACTGGCAGAACATTGCAGAAGTCTACGAATGGGACCTCACCGAGTAGCACAGATATGGAAGGAGGGGCTTCGGCCCCTCCGGGAAGGCGGGAGACATGGAGCGGAAGAGCATCATCGACAAGATTAAGAAGCTTCGAGAGCACTCCGTAGAGCGGGGCGCCACGGAGGCTGAGGCTATCGCGTTCGCCTTGAAGGCGCAGAAGCTCATCGCCGACAACGGCATCGAGGAATGGGAGCTCGAAGGCGGGGAGCCCGACGAAGTGGCAAGGGTGTACGCCGAAACGAAGATCAGGAGGGCGTGGCTGAGGCTCCTGTTCTCGGTAGTGGCAAAGAACTTCAGATGCAGGCCGGTGCTGACGACGACGGCGGACGGCAAGCGGGACATTCCTACGTTCCTCGGACACAGGAGCGACGCAGAGGCAGCTGCGATCGTGTTCACCCACCTGCTCGAGGTGGGCCACAAGCTCGGGAAGAGGCACGAAGACGACTTCTACACAGACCCCGACGCATACGAGAACTTCGTGAGGGGGTTCGTGTGCGGCGTGGCGATGGAGCTCGAGAAGCAGGCGGAAGCACTCATGCTCACGGTCCCGCAGGACGTCGAGGACCACGTTCGCAAAATGCCCCTCAGGAATGCACCTGCACCGAGGAGGATCAGGGAGAATGCGGCAAGCATGGCGAGGGGATGCGAGGCGGGGCAGGACGCCGTGAGGGCACGCAGGATCGCCGGCTAGGACAGGCCACAGGGGCCGGATGCCATCCGGCCCCATGGACGAAGGGAGCGAAGAAATGCAGAAGCTTGTAACGAAGGCCATCGAGGGCAAGGCCCCAGCGTTGTACGAAACCGACATCGAGGGAAGGGATCCATTCGAGGCGGTCGCCGTGGCCCACTACTTCAGCGTCTTCAACGGGTGGGACTGGTACATGACGGAGTACGACCCTGCCAGCCGCATGGCGTACGGATTCGTCAACGGCCTCGAAGGCGAGTTCGGGTACTTCAGCATCGCGGAGTTCGAGCAGGCGAACAAGGCGGCGGGATTCGAGCTCATAGAGCGCGATGCGTACTGGAGACCGAGGAGACTGTCGGACATAGACCGCATAGGATAACGAAAGCAACAAGGGGGGGCTATTGCCCCCCTTGTTTCGGTTACAGCAGATCGTAGGCAATGTCCAGGCCGCGCTTTAGGTTCTCGTACTCGGTCTTCCTCGAGCACCCTTCCTTCTCTGCGGCCTCCTTTACGGTGAGGCCCGAGACGTATACGTCCCTGAGAGCCCTGCCGGCCCTCGGGTCCAACTCCTGCACTTCGCTGATGAGTCCTTCGACCTCCTTGAACCTATCGGACAGTTCGGCAGTGAACCCGCCTATATCGTCGATCGCGGAGTCCATGCGCAGCATCGCTCCGAGCATCCTGTCGCGCTGCTCGCCGCCCATGGAAAACGTCCCTATCGAGGCCGATATGGACGACCTTGCGGCCTCGGCCTTCTCCAGGAACACGAAAGCGGAGTCGAGGCGGTCGGACGCCGTGCGAAACGACCTCAGGTACCTGCTCACAAGCGTCTGCTCGTCGCTAAGGATCATCTTCATGCGTACCACCTTCCGTCGAACCTGTAGGCCCCGCGCTCGTACGGGACCTCGACAGCCTTGGCATCGAACTCGGACACGGGCATCGACTTCCTGCCCGATTCCTCCTTGTACGCGAGCCATTCGCCCACGGGGAGCAGGAACATCCTGTGGGGCGCCCTGTAGCCGTCCCTGTCGTAGAACTCCACGGCGAGGAACCCGTGGCATCTCGGCCCCATGGCGTCGAACTCGGCCAGCGATTCCTCCTGGTGCTCCTTGACGTTGTAGAAGTCGAGGCGCGGCCTGTTGGACGCCTTGCACTCCACGAGGTACGAATCCTCCCCCGTGGCCACGAGGAAGTCGGCCTCCGTCTCGCTGCCGATCAGCCTGCCGCCGCGCGGCTGCACGCTGTTCGGGATCCTCAGCACGAACCCGTGCGGCTCCATGGCCTCGCGGAACTTCTTCTCGAAACGCTTGCCCGCTCCGTTTCCGTTCATCGTCCCCCTTCCGTCATGGCGATCCGCTCGCCTATCCAGCGCATGACCGGAACAGCCATGGAGTTCCCGCACGCCTTGTAGCGCGGCGTGTCCGGGCACGCCTTGCACCACTTGCGAAGCCTCGTGCGCAGCTTCTTGCGCTCGGCCTCGTCCATGTCCTCCCTCGCCATCCTCTCGAACAGCGCGTCGGGATCGGCCCCCGTCAGGTCGGTGTGGCCGTCCGGGAAGCCCTGCAGGCGCTCGCACTCGACGGGCATCAGGCGGCGAACCTCGTAGGCCGCTCCGCCCATGATCGGAGCCGACCCGCCGACCTTCAGCGCGCCGCACATGTCCACGTCGCACGCCGCCTTGGCGTTGTCGTCGCCCAGGCAGACGGGCGCGAACACCGTCTGCGTCTGGCTCGTCGAAAGCGTGGCGCTCATGTCGTCCTGGACGAGAGCGCCCTTGCCGCCGCCCTCGCAGCCGCATCGGACCTGGAGCGTCTTCGCTACTGCGCCGCCCTCGCCCGCAGGGCCTCGTCCAGCTCGCGCGGCAAGCTCTTGCCTCTTTTCGCGGCTCGACGGAGTATCCCAGCGCAGGCCGTCGGGCTCAAAGAGTATTCGGGCGGCACGTCGCGGGTCACCAAGGCATCCGACAAGAAAGACACGCTCGCGTCGCTGGGCCACGCCGAAGAACTGCGCGTCCAGTACTCTCCATGCCAGGCCGTACCCGAGCGCATCCATCTCGGACAGCAGCTGTCGGAAAGCCTCCCCGTCCTCGCTCGTGAACGCTCCCGGGACGTTTTCCCACACGAAGCATCCAGGCATGATGCATTGAACAGCGCGTATATACTCAAACATGAGGCCGGATTCTCCTGCCAGACCTTCCCGGTTCCCCGCGACGCTGAAAGACTGGCAGGGACTTCCCCCAACCACGACGTCGGGCTTTCGTTTTCCTCTCGCATACTCGCTCCAATCGACTTTGGTTATGTCTCCAAGGTTCGGCACGTCCGGCCATCTGTGGGCCAGCACGGCCGAGGGGAACGCGTCCACCTCGCAGAACGCCACGGGCTCCCAGCCGAGCGGCTCCCACGCGACGGACGCGGCCTCGATGCCGCTGAAAAGCGACAGGTATCTCATAGCTTCGCCTCGCTTCCGTACAATCCTCGATAATGCTCCGGCAGCACGTCGCGCCACTCGACGGCGAGGCCGGCGTGTGCGAGGCGCACCCGGAACTCCTCCAGCCCGTCGTACACGTCCAGCACGCGGCCGGGGTCGAACTCCTCGCGCTCGAGCATGATCTCGCTCAGATGCTTCGCGACGTAGAACAGGTCTACGGCGACCTGCTCCAGCGTGTCGGCGGCGAGGGCTTCGGCCAGGCGCTCGCGTGCCTTGCGCTCTTCCTCCTCGCGCCTGATCAATGCGGCTATGTCCCGCCGCTTCGTCACCTTCATCGCCGCCGCCTTTCCAGCACCCACGCGGCGAGGGCGAGGGCGGCGCAGCAGAACAGCCACACCGCCGCGCCCACTACCGCAGCGGCCGCGAACATGGCAACCGCGCCGACGGCGGCGCCTACGTCCGTCATGCCTCGCCGCCTTCCGTCGCGTACCTCAGGTAGTCGGCGGCTTTCGCGAGGTCGGCGTCGCCGCCCTTGTAGCCCTCGCGCCACACGTACTTGAGCACGCAGCCCTTGCAGTAGCCCCGGAACTCGTCCGGCGTTAGCGCGGCGCGCATCGCGTCTATGCACTCGATGCCGCCGTGGTCGTATCGGCGCGCATCGTCCACGGGCGCGGCGGGCGGCTCGTCTTCGGGCGACCACGACCAGCCGCAAGCGGGGCATACGGCGACGTGCGGGTCGGCTTCGGCGTAGTAGACCTCAACCGGCTCGCCGCAGCGTTGGCAGAAGTCGGGGAACTGGGCGTGCTTCATCGCTCCACCACCTTCGCGCCGCAGTTCGGGCAGTACCGTATCGGGATGGGGCCGCACAGATCGGTTATCGCGTCGCGCAGCGCGAAAGCGCCGCAGCGGCCGCACCTGAAGGCCGACGTGCCTTCATCGCAACATGCCCTCTCGGGCTCCGGCTCGATTAGGTCGGCCAGCTCCATGACGCTCACGGGGTCGTAGCCGTCGATGCATTCGCCCATGTAGAGACCGAGAGCGTCCTCGACAAGCTCCTTGTCAACCTCTCGATGGCTTGACAGCACGCGCAGCCTCGCCGCCACCTCGCGGCGTTCTTCGTTCGTCGGCTTCATCGGCGCCCCCTTTCTTCGCATTCCACCGTGAACCCCGGCGCGGTCGGCGGCGCCTTCGTGATCGCCGCCCACGTCGTGTAGCTCGCCACCTCGGCCGCCTTGTCGGGCGTCACGCCCTCGGCCTTGGCCTCGCGCAGCAGCGCCATGAACAGCGCGTGCGCCTCGCGAGCCTCCGGCGTCTCGAATTCGCCGCGCTCGATGTCCTCGAAACGCCTGACGCTCGCTTCGAGCCTGTCCATGCGCTCTTTCAGCTTCTGCTCGTGCCTCTTGACCGCGTTCTCCACGTATTCGAAGCGTCGGTCCATGCCGGCGCCGAACTCGTTGACGATTCGCTCCGCCGAATCTGTGTGCGAGCATATGGCCTTGTATTTCTCATCGACGCTGTCCTTGTACGCGTCGATCAGGCTCACGCCGTCGGTCGCGGCGTACTCGATGCATCTGAGCACCGCGCGGGCGGCGGGTCGCGCCCCGGCCCTGGTTCCGCCGCGCTTCACCTGCTCGTCGGCGAACGCGTCGGCGAGTTTGTCAACGGCGTTTCGCACCTCGTTGCCCTTCGCCTCGGCATCTTCCTTGGTGCCTCCGGCGGACACGATGCGCGCCACGATGCCCTTCACGGCCTCTTCGTAGTAGTCGTTCTCGTTCGGCGGGATCTTCATTCCTCGTACCTCCCTCTCTCCTCGTTCCTCACTTCCGCCTCCTTCACGGCGCGCGCGAGGTCGTACACCCCGAGCGCCGCCGCGAGGTTGGCGCACGCCGTCACGCAGTCGGCCAGCTCGCCGACCAGCATGTCGCGGATGCCCTCGTCGCGCACGCCGCTCCACTGCTCCCAGGCGCTGAACACCTCGGCGGCTTCCTCGACCACTTTCACGGCCTGCGCCTTGTCCGGCAGCACGCCCGGGAACGCGCGGACGGTTCCGACGTTCACACGCATTTCGCATCCTCCTTACGCATAGGCCACCGCGCATCCTTTCACGCGGTCGTATCCTTCTTTCAGCCGCATGCTCAGGTAGCTTTGCGAGCATCCGACGACGGCGGCGGCGTCCATGAGCCGCGCGTAGCGCACGCCGTCCACCATGACGGGGCGGGTGTGATACTTCGCCGGGTCCATGGGCTTTCGCTCCGTCTTCGCCGGCTCCGGCTTCATGGCCTTGTCGGCGTATTCGACCGTGCGCCCGCCGTAGTCGCGCCGGCCGCTTCGCAGCTCGGACGCGAAATACGTCCGGCTGTACCCCAGCGCGGCGGCTGCGTCCGCGATGCTCTCGTGGCGCACGCCGTCCACCAGCACCGCGCACTTGTGGCCTGGATTGTTCGTCCTCATGGGCGGCGGCTGAACGTCGGCGGCGTAGCGCACCGAGCGGCCGTTGACCTCGGCCGCGCCATCGCGAAGCGACTTCGCCAGCTTGGTCTTGCTCACGCCTACCGCGGGCGCGGCGGCGGCTATGCTCTCGTATTCGACGCTTCCGACCAGCACGGCGCGCTTCTTCCACCCGCGCGCGAGCGACGCGCGGTAGCCCTCGCGCTCTCGGCCGCGCCTCTCCTGGTCGCCGTGCAGCGGCTCCGGCTTCGTCGCGCACGGCTCGCCGGTTCGCGGGTCGAAGTAGGACACGCGCACCGGGCCGGACGTCGCGCCGGAGTGCGCGTCGAGCACAACGCGGCTCGGCTGCAGATACGCGCCGCTCATCGGCGCTCACCTCGATGGCAGAAGCCGTCGGCCTCGGTCGCGAACCAGCCCGCGCCGCCGTGCACCGCGCACGACAGGCCGCGCGGCGTGACGCGGGCGTGGGCGCAGTCGGCGCAGCGCACGGTGGCGGCGGGCGGGGTCATGGGGCGCTCGGCCGGCTCTCCGAAGCCGCCGCTGTACACGTACTCGCGGCACTCGTCGAACAGCGTCCAGCCGGCCTTGTCGATTCGCACGGCCCATACGAACTCGTCGCAGTCGATGCCCTGAACCTCGTCCCCCAGGCTCACCGGCTCGCCGTCGGCGAAGCGCGGCCACTGAACGCCATCCGGCATCAGGTGCGCGGCCATCGCGTCGGCCACGCGCTCGGCGCACGCGTCGCACTCGTCCCCGCCGCATTCGAAGCAGTCCGGGTGCCCGATGCCGAGCAGGTCGGCGGCTTCGGCGCAGTAGTGCGGGTCGCAGCCCTGCACGGCGGAGCGAAGCGCCCTCTCTACGTTATCCATCGTTCCATCCTTTCTCGCGGCTTCTAAGCCGCCGTTTCCTTCGCTGTCGATAATCGGGGCGCGCGCGGCTTTCGCGGCCGTCACGCGCCGCCGTGTAGGCTCTCGGCTATATTCGGCGCATGCCCACGCCGTGAATGTCCACCCACGCCGGCTTGCTCGCGCGGCGAACCAGCGCGGCCGACCGAGCGCGTTGCTTCTGCGCGCCCTGCGCGAGCGCCCTCCGGCGCACGCACGCCTTGCACATGCACCGCTTCATGGCCGGCCCCGCGTCCACGGCCCGCCGTCCACGCTGCACTCCACGACGCCGGCGCCGTAGGCGTTCCACTGGTTCACCGGGCTCGTCACGCGGCGACGTATGTCGCGGCGCAGGCGGTATTCCAGCCGGCCGACCTCGGCGGCGTGCGCGCAGCGGCCGCAGAGCGTCACGTCGAGGTCGCCGAAGGCCACCTGGCGCAGCGCGTCGGAGCCGCCGCAGTGGCGGCACGCCGGCGTTCGGTCGGTCAGCGGGGCGAGGCCGCGCGTCGTCATTCCTCGTCCTCGGAGACGGCGCGGGTGATCCTCGCCAGGCCCATGGAGAGCTCGGCGCGCGAGACTTCGCCCGCATCGAACCCGGAAGCGACGGACAGCATCGCCCTCGCCCCGTGGCGGAACATCTCGACGAAGGCCTCGGACGCGTCGGTCCTGCAATGCGAGGCCGTCTCGTCAACGACCTCGCCGACGGCCTCGTACGCCGCGATCAGGGCGGGGACGTCCTCCCCGGCCTCGCCGACGCGCTGCACGACGATTCTCCTGCCGTCGCGCTGAAGCTCGTAAGCCTCAGGGTGGCGGGCCATGTCGGCTATGTGGCGCGGGCAGCTCTCGTCGTTGCTGACGGCGTACAGCGGGCACATCGAGCAGTCCTCCGACGCGCTGCAACGCGCGAGCGCGGCCATGATGGCCATCTCCACCTCGCCGTCGGTCATGCCCTTCTTCTCGTCGTTCATCCTCTTGCCTCCTTGCGCCCGTAGGGCGAATCGATCACGTATCTTCCGAAGCCGAACAGCCCGGCCTCGTTGGGGTCGCGGCCCTCGAGCAGCGTCCCGTCGAGCCACAGCCGCTCGAACTCGGGGGAATCCCACTCCCACGAGGCCTTGACGGCCCCGGCATGAAACAGGCCGTGGCATCCTGTGGCGTTGCCGCATCCGCAGACCGCCAGAAGCGGTGCGCGGAGCGTGAAGTCGCCCTTCGGCGTGGACAGCCGGAACCTCCCGCCGCCCATGCCCTTCGGCGGGCAGTGGTGGGCCTCCGTGGCGGGACGGCCGCACACGACGCACGCCGCCCCGTCGAGAAGCTCGTGGCGGTCGCCCGACCCCAGGTACCTCGCGCCGACGCACGGCTTGCCCAGGAGGGCGAACGCCTCTGCGCTCCGCCCCTTCAGCGTCCTAGCGTCCATCCATCGCCACCGCCTTCGCGCCCTGGTAGACACGGCGCATGATCGCGTCCACCTGCTCGTAGTCGGCCCCTTCGGCCATGAGGCGGCGCGGGAGCGTCTGCGGCGTGTACTGCGTCGTGAACACGGTCGGCTTCATCCTTCCGTAGCGGAAGTCGAGAAGCGCGAACAGCTTCTCGAGCGCGTCGGCCGTGGGGCGCTCTTTGCCCAAATCGTCGACGCACAGCACGGACACCGAGCGATAGCGGGAAAGCGCCGTCTCCTCGGTGCCCTCGCCCGCCCCGTAGGTCGAGCGGACGGCCCTGAGGACGTCGCCGAACGTGGCGAACAGCACGGGCTTCGACTTCGCGGCGATCTGCAGGGCGGCGCACGCCTCGCGGGTCTTGCCGCATCCCGCCTCGCCGTAGAGCACGAGGTTCGACGGCTCCCCGTTCGCGGCCCCTTCGGCCCATGCGGCCGTCTCGGGCATCGACGGGGCGCAGTTCGCGAACCGCCTCGGCATATCCGAGCGCAGGATCCTTCGGGCCGTCACGTCGGCCTTCCTCCTCGCGGCCTCCTCGTCGGCCGCGGCGAACGCCTCGGGCGGCAGCGAGTCTCGGATGGCCATGGCCATGGCCACGACGTCACCACTCGCGGAAAACGGGCGCTTCATCGGCCTTCGCCTCCTTCCTCTCGTCGAGGCGGCGGCGAACCCATCGCCTGACCGCCGCCTTCCAATCCTTCATCGGAGCGTTCCCGACCTTCCAGCCCTTCGAGGCGTAGAAGTCGACGAACGATTCCGCGTCGAAGAGAGCGGGGTCGATGGGCGGCTCGTGGCCGTCGCAGTAGGCCTTCGCGTACTCCTCGGCCTCGGCGGTGGAAGGGGCGCGGAAACGCGCCCTCTGCCCTTCCTGCTCTCCTTTAATTCCTATTCCTAATTCCTCTTCCTTATTCCCTAGGCCGTTTGCTAGCTGGTTTGCTACGCAGTTTGCTTGCGGCTTTGGTTCCGTTTTTGCTAGCGCGTTTGCTTCGCCGTTTGCTAGGCGGTTTGCTAGAGCGTTTGCTTCCGTTTTCGCTTGGCGGTTCGCTTTGCTCTTGCCGCCCGACGAGCCTGATTCGGCGCGCGCCCTGCTCTTCTCGAGGACGGGGCGCACGGATGTCAGGATCGCCTCCTGCACGTCGTTCCTCGGCTCGGGCTCCTCCCCCGTCGCGAGGAACCGGACGATCATCCCCAGGAGCTCGTCGCCGTCGCGCTTGTTCCTGAGCCTCAGCGGCCCCTCGACGAGTGAATCGAGAATCTGCAACGCCCCTCCCTAGAACGGGATGTCCTCGTCGTACACGCTCTGGACGGCCGCGGCCTGCGGCTGCTGGGGGGCCGCCTGGGGCGCGTACTGCTGCGCGGGCATCGGCTGCGGGGCGTACTGCTGCTGCATCGGCTGCATCGGCTGCGGGGCGTATCCCTGGCCGTACGCAGGGGCCTCCTGAGGCTGCTGCTGCGCCTGGGACATGACCTCCACCTCGTCGGCCACGACCTCGAGCTTGCTGCGCTTCTGCCCGTCCTTCTCCCAGCTCGAGTAGCGCAGGGAGCCGGAGAGCGCGACCTTCATGCCCTTGGCGAGGAACCTCGCGAGGCCTTCGGCGCGCTTGCCGAACACGGTGCAGTCGACGAAGTTCGGGTGGTCCTCCCATTCGCCCGTCTGCTGGTTCTTGCGGCGGTCGTTGGACGCGATGCCGAACGTCAGCACGCACATGCCGCCCGCGGTCTGCCTGAGCTCGGGGTCGCGGGTGATGTTCCCCGAGATGTTCACGCTGTTGATGTTGCCCATGTCCTATTCCTTCCCCCGCACGAACTCCATGCGGGCTATCTCCTCGGGCGTCGCCACGTCGATGCCCTGGCTTTCGCATTCCTCGCGCATGCCCTCTATGAGCCGCGCGAACTCGGCCGACTCCATGGAGCTCGACCCCTTGTACGCCTTGACGGTGCGTCGCTCCTCGCCGCCGATCCAGTCCGTCCCCAGGTCGTCGTAGTACTTGAAGTAGCAGCCGACCGGAACCTCGGGCGAGAGCGTCACGAGGTCGCAGACCCCGTACTCCCTGAGCATGTTCAGGTGGACTTCCGAATCGGACATGCGCAGCGCCCTCGCCAGGCGGTTGAGCATCGCCCAGTAGTAGGCGTTCTGCGTGAGGGTCCTCTTCCTCGCGACCTTCTTGCACTCGTAGGTCTTGGACGGGTCCTGGTTCGACAGCCACGCCATGCACTCGTAGGCGTTGCCCCTCATCGGACGAACTCGCGGCATCCGCAGGGACAGGCGCTCGCCGCCAGCTGCTGCTCGTCCTGGAACGTGTAGCGCGTCCCGCACGACCTGCACGCAGCCACGAACGGGCCCTGCTGCCTGTTGTCCCCGGCGTCGGCGTCGCTCGTGTCGTCGATGGAGAACAGGTTCCCGAGCGCGCGCTTGCCGGCGTAGCTCGCGGCCGTGCCGGTTATCTGCGACGCGTCCATGCCCTTCTTCTCCTTCGGCTCCCGCGCCCAGCCGCACGCGGAGGCCTCCTTGCCCGTCTCGACGTCGGTCACCGTGGCGGTCGACTTCGCGTAGACCCATCCGTCGGCCACGTTCACGACTTCGTCGTCGCACATGAGCAGCAATCCCTTCTCGAGGCATATCGGCTTCGCGGCCTCGAGGATGTCCTCCTTGCTGCGGTAGGAGAACCCGCCGAACTTGTTGTACTGGCCCTTCTCGACCTTGAGCAGCGCCTGCACGTCGAGCAGCTTCTTGGCGATAGAGCTATCCACGGCTTCCTCCAAACTCGCGCTCGCACACCTCGGCGAGGGTGCCCATCTTGAACGTGCCGGTGATTCCCACCAGGCCGCACAGCATGCCGAGCGCCCTCATCTGCTCGACGGTCGCGGAATCGACCACGACGACGCAGGGGACGGGCAGCTTCTCGGACGGCCCCGAGGCGATGGCCATGGCCTTCCGAACCGTCTCGGCCGTCTGATCCGCGACCGTCGGCGCCGGCTGCGCGGGGACTAGCGGAACAGGAGCCGGCATCGGCGCCGGCTGCGGAGGCATCGGCGCCGGTTCGACGGGGGCTTGCTCAGGCTCTCCGTACAGCTCGCTCTTCATGCCGTCGAGGCGTCGCTTGTCCTCTTCGAGCTTCTTCGCCCACGCGACCGCATGGCCGAGGTCGAGCGACTGGAAGAAACGCAGCTCGGCCTGCTCCTGGAACGCCAGCCCCATGTCCTTCAGGGCCTCCCAGTCGGCCGCGACCTTGCGCACGCGCCCCTCGAGCTCTTCCTTGCACTTGGGAAGGGGCGCGGTCTTGTTGAGCCACTTCGGGTCGGCCAGCCCCTCGTAGGGGACCATCTCGGCGAGTATTCCGGCCATCGCCTCGTAGTGCTCGCGCAGCTCGGCCTCCTTCTTGTCGCGCCGCGCCTGGTCGGCCTCCTTCTCGACGGCCTGAAGCCTCGCCGCCGCCTCCTTGATGCGGTCGCGCGTCGCGTTTGCGCGGGCCTCGAAGGCGTCGAGGGGGCGCAGGTACTCGGCCTTGACGGCCTTGCGCCGCTCGTCGACCTGCTTCGCGAGGCCGTTGAGGTACTTGCGCTCGCGCATGCACTGCTCCACGTCCTCGGCCGATTCGGCCGACGGCTCCCAGCCGTCGTACTCGGCCAGGATCTCGTCAACCTTGGCGTCGAGCGCGTCGAAGTTCGCCTCGATCGAGCCGGCCAGGAAGCTGACGGCGATGCCGTCCGATTCCTCGATCACCTCGGCCTCGACGGCCTGCGGGGCGTCCTCCCCCGCCTTTTCGAGGGCGGCGACGACGTCGGCCTTCTTCGCCCCCTTGGGAATGTCGACCCCCGCGGCCTCCGCTTCTTCGCGGAGCTGCGCGACGGTCATCTTCGCGTAGTCCATGTCCATCACCTTCCGTCGGGCTTCTCGCCCGGTTTCAATTCAGGGAGATAGCTGACGGGCAGCAGCCCGTAGCAGTCGATGTCGCTGTCTCGGAACCTCAGGGGGTCGCCGACCAGCGACGGGTCGAACAGGGCGGCGTATCGGCTTATCCCCGCCCACAGGGTGTTGTCGAAGGCGTACTCGCCGCCGACGTCGATGCCCCTGTCTACGCAGAACGCAGCCACCCGGTCGCGCACACGGCCGCATCTGCGGCCCTGCATCGCCTTGACGTAGCCGACGATCTCGAAGAACGCCGAGGGGTTCGATTCCATCCACCCCCTCGTGCGGATCGCCATCGTGCGGCCCGATGCCAGGCGCTCGCCGCTCACCGTGTAGCGGCGGACGTGCGGGCTCTCGATCGTCGGCCTCATCGCCGCGCCGCCATCGCGAAGAACTCGACGCCGAACGCGTCGAAGGAACGCCACGCGCTCCGTTCGCCCTCGTGCGCCTCGACCTCGGAGCCGACCGCCTCGGCCATCGCGTCGAACAGCGCGTCGCTGTCGAGCGAGTGGAAATGGCGCCTCGACCCCCGGCCCAGCATGTCGCGCTCCGCCGCGTCGAGCTCTATCCTCGCCTCTGCGAGCCTGCGCACCTTGTCGGCCGTCACATCCATGTCAGCACCCAGCCTTTCGCGGCGAACAGCACGACGAAGATGCCGACGACGAAGCAGGCCGCCTGTGCTACCATTTCGGGAGTGACCTCGCGCAGAAGCGGGTCGCTCTTAGCGAACGCGCGGGCCGCCGCCAAGCAAGACCGCGCGTTCCTTCCTCTCTCTTTCATCTATAACCAGCCTTTCAAACGGGCCCCTCACTTCTGAGAGGCGAATGTCTCTCGCCGCCGTGAGAACCACGTCGGCCTTCTCGAACTCGAACTCCCATCGTCCTTTGCGGAATACAACGGGGTCGTTCTCTTCGGGTCTTCGGCCCATGCGACCACCTAGACCTTCGCTTTCAGCGCCTCGGGCAAGCAGTCTTTGAAGTCCTCGATCTCGAGGTCGAGTTCTGCGCACAGGGCCACGAACTCGTAAGACTTGATGTTTCGAGCGCCGTAGAGGCTTCGATGAAGCAGCACGGGGTCCATCTCGACGCGCCTGCTCAGCTCGGCGACGGTGATGCCGCGACGTTTCACGGCGCGGTCGATCACTTCAAAATCTTTGCTTCGCATGTCTCTCCTTTCTCTTTCGGATACATTTTGTAGCCATCACGAATTATAGCTACAGTGTGTAGCCATGACAATATCAAATTGTTAAAAAGTAACGAAATGTAGCTTTTGCCTGATGAATTAGCTATAATGGGAACTACATAAAGTAGTGGAAGGGTTGCCATGAACCAGAAGGAATACATCGGCAAGACGATTCGCCGATACAGGGAAGACCGGCTCGGAGTTTCTGCCGATCGCCTGGGCGAGATGCTCGAGCCGCCAAAGAGCGGGAAGACGGTGCTGTCTTGGGAGCGAGGGCGCACCGAGCCCGACGGGAACACCCTCATTCAGCTGTGCGTGATATTCGGGGCGAAGATCGGCGACTTCTACTACAAGCCCGCCGACTATTTCCTCGTATCGCTCGACGGCGAAGAAGACGACGGATGGACGGAGGCGCCGCTCCTCGGGTCCGTCGCCGCCGGCGTCCCGCTCGAAATGGTTCCGACCGACACGCCGTGCCCCGCCCCTGCGGCGATCAGATCGAGGTTCCCCAAGGGGTTCTTCCTGAAGATCAAGGGCGAATCCGTGAACCGCGTCCTATGCAACGGCTCGTATGCCTACATCAACCCAACGAGCGAGGTGGTCGACGGCAAGCTCTACGCCGTCGCGGTCAACGGGGACGAGGCAACCGTCAAGCGCGTCCATAGGCTCGAGAACGGCATCAAGCTCCGCCCCGACTCGAACGACCCGACGTTCCGAGACATGATCTTCGACTACAACGACCCGGAGACGAAAACGGTGACTGTTATCGGGCGCGTCGTCTGGTGCATGTTCCCGTTCGACTACGACTTCTAAGGAGGAGAGCGTGAGGTCCCTTAAATCGGCTTTCAGAAAATGGCGCAAGATGGAGGACGAAGACCGCGAGAAGTTCGCCAACCAGCTCGTCGATGCCATGGTGAAGCAACTAGCGGGAAGACCGCCGAGCGAGGAGGAGTTGCGCGAAATAGAGGAGCGCAAGAGGATCGAGGAGGAGGGGCTCCGCATCCGGCGCGAGAGGCTGTCCGAGGCAGGCGTCGACGTCGCCATGTTCACCGAGGAAAAAGTCGAGAAAGACGCCGCCTCGATGCTCGCGAAGTTCATTCCCCAGGTCGTCGGCCTTCCCGTGGACACAAGCTCGAAACACATCGGCATCGACTTCAAGAACATGACGAAGACGGGCAAGGTTCCTAAGAACGTCGCCAGTGCGGCCTTTCGCATGTCCTGGCCGATCGGCGCACGGCTCGACGGGACGATCGTGGCGAATCTCACGTACACGAGCGACGGCGGAATGAACCTTGTCGACATGCACGTATGGGCGGCGCAGTGCGGGATGAGCGTATCGGTTAGGCTTATCGACGGAGAGCGTCAGATCGTATACGTCGTGCTGACGGAGGTAGACACCGGGGTGAAGACGACGATGTATTCGCGCGATGCGGGGGATTCAAACCCCGACGAAGCCGTGACGAAATCCTTCGCGTCGATCAAAGAAAGGATCGCTGCAAATGAATAGCGCAAAAGCAAGCGGGTTCTCCGAGGTCCCGATTCTGACGGCCAGGCAGGCCGTCGAATACGCCGAGGCTTCGAGCGGGAGGCCGTGCGTGATGGACGTCGGCGGCCTCAAGCGCGACATCGCGAAGGCGTTCGAGGCGCACGGCTGGAGCGAGCGGGCCGCCGAAGACGCCGCCCGCGACTGCGTTAGGGCCGTCCTTGTCGGACGATGAGAAGGGAATAAAAGAAGAACCCCGCCCGGTGCTTGGCGGCAGAGGGGGCGGGGTTCGTCGATTCAGGGCGCACAAACGTCCCGACAGGGGTGATTATACATGGGCTATTACCTGATGTACCTCAGGAAGTCCCGAGCCGACGCCGAGAAGGAGCGCGTCGGGAAATACGAGACGCTGGCCGTCCACGAACGGGCGCTCACCGAGCTGGCGAGGCACGAGGGGTACCGCGTCGAGGAAGTGTACCGCGAGCTGGTGAGCGGCGAGAGCATCGAGGCGCGCACCGAGTTCAAGCGCCTCATGGAGCGCATATCCGACCCCGAGTGCGACGGCGTTATCGTCCACGCGATCGACCGCCTCGGGCGCGGCGACCCCATGGAATACGGCTGGATCCTGTCCTCGTTCAAATGGACGCACACGAGGATAGTGACGCCTGGCAGGGTCTACGACCCGGACGACCCGTCAGACGCGCAGCACCTCAAGCTGCAGATGTTCGTCGGAAACATCGAGCTGGAGCACATCCGCGAGCGCATGAAGGCCGGCAGCGTCATGTCGGCGGAGCGCGGCAACTACCTAGGGTCGAAGCCGCCGTACGGGTACGACAAGGTGCTCGGGCGTCCCGAGATAACCCCGTCCGAGACGGAGGCCCCCGTGGTGCGGATGATGTTCGAGATGGCCGCTTCGGGCAGCAACAAGGGCGCGATAGCCCGCAGGCTCAACGATTCCGGGGTCAGGGCGAGAGGCGGCGGAACCTGGTCGCCGTCGCGCATCGGCGCGATCCTGTCGAACCCCGTGTACAAGGGCATCATCCGCTACGGGTACCGAAGGAGCCGGGTCGTCTCGCGAGACGGCCTGAAGTTCGTGAAGAAGACCGTAACGAGCGCCGAGGGCGAGTACGTGGTATCCGAAGGGAAGCACGAGCCGCTGGTCGACGCCGAGACGTGGGAGAAGGCGCAGGCCGCTTTCGAGGCCGTCCCCGTGAGACGCGACAGGACACTGAAGAACCCGCTGGCTGGCGTCGTGTTCTGCGGCAAATGCGGCCGGGCCATGACGCGCCAGCTCGTCCGCAACAAGTACGGCGGCGAGTATCCCAGGCTCCATCACGCGTACAACACGGGATGCAGGTGCCGCAGCGCGTCCGTGGCCGACGTGGTGGACGCGCTGTGCTCCGCGCTCGAAGCGGTCGCCGAGGACGTCGAGACGGGGGCGCGCCCCGTCGGGTCCGACCCGCGCGAGGTCGCCGCGATAGAAAGGGCGCTCGCGGACGAGGAGCGCAGGCTGGACAAGCTCCTGGAGCTGTTCTACGCCGAGGCCATCACCGTGTCCGAGTTCAAGTCGAGGCGCGACGCATCGGAGGAATCGGCCGGGCGCATGAGGTCGAGGCTCGCGGAGCTTGCCGCCCGCGACGTCGACGCGGACGAGTTCGCCTACACCGTGCGCGATGCCGTCGGTATCCTTCGCGACGAAGGGGCCGACGCGGCCGCGAAGAACGACGCCGTGCGCTCCGTGGTCGAGCGGGTCGATTACTGGCGGGAGGACACGCGCGGCGGGAGGATCAGGCTCCGGGTCGAGCTGAAGGGCATTGATTAG